TCAGCGGGAAGGCTCTGCAATGGAGCCAAGGCGGCGGTAAACGCGCTGCGTGATCTCCTGTTTCGAGTGACCGAGCAGGGCGCTCGCGGCCTCCAGATCGGTAATTTCTGATGCAGCCTTTGGTCTGATATCCCGGAATTGGAATTTGGATATCAGGTCTGCGAATGCAAGGTCGCCGTCGTCCTTCGCTCGATTCTGCGCATTCAACCTTGCCTCTTCCCAGCGGAGCCGCATCATCCTTCCCGTGACCGGCCGGCCCGTTGCCGTCAGAATCAGCTTGCTCGAGGAGTGAACGGAGTTCTTCCGGATGATCCCAGCCAGCAGCTGGCCCAGGGTATTCGGCTGGCCGTTGACGCTGATTACGATCCTCAGCTTTTTGCTTGTCTTGCCCTGCTGGAGCACCAGGTGATCGCCGATGATCTGGTTCTCGGTCAGAGCCAATACGTCAGCTGGCCGCTGGCCTGTCAGGTAAGCGAGATCCATCGCATCGCGCAATTCATCTACAGCATGCGCTCGCACGATATTCCAAACTGCGTCGTTGGCGTAGTAGTCGCGCGGCTTCTCCTTGTTCTTCCGAACGCTGGCACATGGGTTGGCATTGTTAGTCAGCCCCCACTCGCGCGCCATGTTGAACACGTGGGAGAGCAGAGCAATTTCCCGATTACCTCGAACTTTTGCCGTTCTGGCATCGCGGTACTGGGCGATCATCGCCGGGGTGATCGCATCGATAGGCGCCGTATCGAAAACTTTTCGTAGGTTTGCCAGTTCGGCTTTATTGTCGATCTGAGTGCGCGGAGACTTGCCCGGTATGATTTTCAGCTCGTACCGATCAAAGATGGCCTTCATCGTTGTCACATCGGCCGGGATGGCCTTGGCCTCGAGATCGGCCCATTTCTGTTTCGCGATTGCCAAGTCAGTGCCCAGCGGCACTTCCTTCCCGCTGGCATCGCGGTAGTAATACCCGACCCAGACATTGCCGTTCTTGCGCTTGCGCTTGCGGCGAACGACCCCCGGAGGCAGATCGCGGTTTTCCGTATTGCGTGGGCGCATTGTTGATCAGCTCACTTTCGATAAGTCAGGCGTCCATGCCTTGATAGGTTTGCGTTCTGTTATCAGCTGCGGCGGTGCGGAAGGCGTGCCCAGCTTCATGCGTGCGTACTGTCGGCCAACCAGGGGCCTGCCGCCGCGGCTTTCTACAAAATGCCAGCCCTTGTCCGCAAGCCACCGGCGCTGCCAGGCTCGCGCCTTGTAGCCGGTGATCTGCTCGAGCTCTTTGTCGCTCAGGATTTCGGTTTCCACAGCGATACCTCGCCGCCGGCGCGGCCGGCAGTTGATGATTGATATTCGGGGATATGAGCGAGGCCCTGTTAGGCCTGCTTCGGTGGTGTCACTGGTGTGCAGCGCAAACAGCGGCATAGGCCGATGCGCTGGCCGGTGGTGCGGCATAGGGTAGGGGCATTCATTGTTCTTAAGTGCTTACGTCGATGGCGTACACCTCAACCGGGTCAGGGCCGAAGTGCGGGTGAGTGATTGTGGTGATCCGGTACCCCTTCCAGGGAAGCACCAGTCGTCTGGCGTCGTCGTCGCGCAGCGGATAGCCGAGGGTGAGCTCGATGCGGTCAAAGGTCCGGCCTTCCAATCGCCTGCGCCAGTAGGGCGTGACCAGGCGGAATTCCTCGGGCTTCGTGCCAGCCTTGATCTGGTCGAAGTACTCGCCCTTTAGGGGCAGTGTCAGGGTGCTATTCATAGCTGCTGATCCTGGCGGCTTCGGCCCCATACGCAGATCGGCCCGCCCTCAGTGTCATGAATCGACAGGACAAACCATCCATCACCGCTAGGCCTGGACGGCTCCCAGCTCGAGCAGTCGGCTTGGCCATCGTCGCAGTAGCGCTGGTGTGCTTCGTCATCGTCACCCTCTAGCGAGGTGATGGCCGTTTCGATACCACGCTGGGCGATGTACTGATCAAACTCAGTTTGCGTCATCGAATCGACGCCATCCCACTCTGGTTCAGTGAAGTACTGCGGGTGGGTGAACCAGCCGTCTGCATCACGAACAACGTCGACAGGCACGATAGGTTTGATGCTCATAGGTCACCTCGCCGAACTGACGGCAATAGTTGGTGTGGGATACTGGAAGGGCTGCAGGCCTGCTGGCGCGTCTGGCAAGGAATGCCGGTGGGCCTGTAGCAATTTGGAAAAGAGTTAAGCTGGCGCGCCGGGGATGGATGCCTAAACTGCGTGCAGGATCACCCACGAGAAGGAGCTCGATATGCCGACCAGCGCATCTGCTTTCGCAGTCATCAACGAACCCATCACCCCGGAGAAGATCGCCCGCGACACTGGCCTTGACCTGAGCTTGGTCAGGGACTGGGTGACGCATGCCAGGTCCTACGAGGACGGCAGCGGTTACCTGGTGTTCTTCAGGGCTGACACCCCAGCCGAGGTACGGGAGATAGTTCCTCGGCTGTCACCGACCAACCTGCTGATCATCCTGGCAGCTTGATCGCTATAGCAGCTCGTCCAGCGGGCCGCGGGGGCAGAGGGTCCAGGGCACCTGAATCTTGTCTTCGGGCATGCGGCAGTGCCATGCCTGCTGGAACATCTGGCCGTCGACGAACTCGACGCCTTCGATGGTGAAGGCGAGCACGGCCATGGTGTCGAGGCGGGCATCGTAGAGTTCGGGCAGTTCGGACATGCCGGGGGCGGTGTAGGCCTTGGCCGTGGTGGTATCACGGCCCAGCGGCGTGCTCATGCCTTTGTGCATTTGCACGCACGCATCGATGCGTCGCTCGTTGCTGTAGGCCTTCTTGGGCTTGCGCTTGCCGCGCTCGAAGAGGGGGAGCACTTCGTATCTCATGGCCGAATCGTGAATTACTGTATGGATGATCAGTATTCTAGGTTCGACTTTGGCTGGGCGTCGAGGGCTGTTCGTCTGGCGCTCAGCGGGTGCCGGTCTTGAGGCCGTCGAGGTAATCCGACTCAGCTTGCTGCTGTGGCTGCTCGCGGGCTGGCGCTTTGGCGGCGATCAGCTGGGCCTGCAGGGCGTCGAGTAGCAGCTTCTGCCGGGCCTGACCTTCGAGGTGGGCCTCGATAGCGCGTATGATCTCGGTGTTCATGCTGCTGTGGTTGTCGCCGGCCAGCTGTTCAACAGCCTTGCGCATGCCGTCGGGCAGGCGGACGACGAATTTGTCAGCGGTGCTTGAGGTAAAAGCAGGATTGGGCATGATGCTCTCCTTGTTGTTGCTGGCATTCTGACACATTAATAACAATCGTTCAGTTCTGGTGCTGAGCGGTATCAACGATCGCGGCTGTTATGCCGCCGCCTGCTGGCGCCAGGCGCCCACGGCCTGGTAGATGCGGTGGGCCTGTTCTTCGTCGAGGGACACGCTGTCGGGTATGGCTATCCAGGCGTGGCCGATGACGTGCTTGGGGTTACACGCGGCGATGAGGTCGGCGATGGGCTGTTCGAACAGGTCGGGCAGCCGGGTGATGATGTGGATGCCGTCGAGCTCGTACTCGACCGATTTAGCCCATTGCCGGGCGCCTTCCTGGCAGATAGCGGACATGTAGACCGTCCAGTGGTGGGCGATGTCGCAGAGGGCATCGGCCACGGACTTGCTGATGATCTTCCGGCAGGTCTTGTAGTGCAGCATCAGCTGCACCTCCGGCACGCTGGCGTCGACGATGCAGGCCCGGTGCACGCGCAGCAGGCTGCGCATTGCGCGCTCGGCCCGCGCGCGTGGGTTGTTGGGTTTGCGTTTCATGTTGCCTCCGGTTACGCAGCTGCCCGCTCCCTTGCTTCGTTCGCCCATGGATTGTTGGCCCGGGCGATTGCTGCCATCGGCGGTGGGCTGACGCTGTTGCCGCACATGTGCACCTGCTCAGTCTTGGTGAACCGCTTGCCATCGGCGCCTTTGTCGATGATGTAGTCGGTAGGGAAGCCTTGGGCGCGATACAGCTCGTGCGGCTGCAGCATTCGCAGGCAGATGTCGACGATCACGTACGGCGTGCCCTGGACCATAACCGTCACCAGGCCGAGACGATCCTTGGTGGTGACCGTGGGCGCCGGACTGTCGCAACTGCTCATGTTCTCGGTACCGTAGTAGCTGATCAGGAATGCAGCGACCCGGAGCGCACCGGCTTCGTGCTCTGGCGATAGCTGCAGCTCTATCACTGAGCTTTTGCCGCCACCGCCGGCAGTGACCGTCGGCGCCGGTTCGTCTGCTGGCTGCCCGACGCTGGCGCCGAACTGACGCTCAAGGAACGCCGATACCAACCCATGGTGAGTGCCGCCTGCGCTGATGGTGTGCAGCGGATCATCCGCGTCCCGAGCGTCGCAGTTGCCGCGCAGGTGAAGCAGGCTTGCGGTGACCAACTGCTGCTGGCTGCCGGTGTTGGTCACCGTGGTCATCGGCTCGTCCATGCCCTTGGCGTGAGTGGTGTTGAAGCCGCCGTTGGCCTGAGCCATGAATGCTGTCGCGACCGCACGGTGACTTTGAGCCATCAGCGTTCCGATTGGTTGGCCGCAATGCGTGGGCTTGCCGGCGTAGACTGGGCCGCCGGCCCCGACCATCACCGGACTGGCCTTCATCAACTCGCCGCGATTCGCCGCAGTGACCGTCGGCAGAGGCTCGACAGGGTCATTGACCCGATCCGATCCCTGGTGAGTTGCCGGCATGATCACTGCGCTGGTCAGTGCATGCTTGGCCCCGCCTGCGACCACAGTGCCGAGCGGCTGATCCAGGCCAGGCACTCGAGGCTGCTGCCCCTCGCGCTCGCCGTATCCTGTCTGCACCAGGGTAGGGCTGGCCATTGCGAACGATCCACCTCGCGGCCAGGCGGTAACCGTGCGCAGAGGCTCATTGCCAGGCTGAACGCTGGCCCCCGACCAGTTGGCGATCGGCACGATGAAAGGCTGTGCGCTGTCGATCACGAACTTCTTCATGCCCTTGGCCACACGGCGAAGCGTGGCGTCTGCCAGCGGCTTCTTGCGGCCGAAGATGCTCTGGCTGGGGAGGGACCAATCGATGCACTCGGCAGCGGTGCGCCAGGGCAGTTGACCCTTAGCTGGCTTCTTCGCATGGGTCGGCTCCGGCCAGACGATTGGCTGACCATCGCAGCGGGCTATCATGAACAGCCGCTCGCGGCTCGTGGGTGCGCCGAAGTCGCAGGCCTTGATGATGCGCCATTCGACCGAGTAGCCCATTGCCTCCAGCAGCTGGACGAAACGGCGCCAGGTTGTGCCGCGGCGCTTCGGGTCTGGCACCAGGAACTGCTGGTGCACCGGTACGCGCTCGCCAGGCGCAGCCACGCTGCCGTCGAGCTTTACCACCCGGCCGGTGGCCTTGCAGCGCTTGGCGATCAGGCTGCCCCATTGCAGGATCTGCTTCACGTTCTCCAGGCTGATCACCCGTGGACGCTTCTTGCCGGCCCACTTGATGCCTATCCACGACAGGTTGCGTATCTCGCGCTTGCGCGGCTGGCCGCCGGCCGCCTGGCTGTGGTGCGTGCAGTCCGGGCTCATGTGGAACCAGCCCACGGCACGGCCTTGGCATTCCTCGTCAGGATCACCGTCGAACACGTCCGTGGTGTAGTGGCGCGCATGCGGGTGGTTGGCGATGTGCATGCTGATCGCCGCCGGGCTGTGGTTCTTGGCGACCGTCACTGGCCGGCCAAGGCCCATTTCCAAGCCGGTACCGGCGCCGCCGCCACCGCAGAAGAAATCGACGACAATCTCATCGTCCTGGCTGGTGAAGCCCAGGCTGTACTGGGTCTTGAAATCGAAAGGCGCGGGCTTCTTCATCGAAGACATAAAAGCTCCAGGCAGCCGCGGTCGCTACCGGGCTGGCATTGGTTATGGGAATGGGGTATCAGTAATTTTCAATCTTCGCGCTGACGGCGGTTGGATGATGGCTAGCACAGAATGCAAACTTTGCGGGAATCAAGCGGAGCTACGGTTGAGCCACTTAGTGCCCAAATTCATTGGGGCTTGGCTCAAAGAAACATCTGCTACTGGGTATCTCCGAGATTCGAGAAATATTAATAGAAGGTCGCAAGACATACTTAAAGAAAAGTGGCTCTGTAATGACTGCGAGCAACTTTTCTCTGTATGGGAAAAGAATTTCGCTGAACGTGTTTTCAAACCGCACTTAAGCGGCCAGGGCACGAGATTCAACTATGGGCCTTGGATGAGTAGGTTCTGTGCTTCTATGACTTGGCGAAGTCTTTCTTACATGACCTGGGGAAATGACAGCGAACCTGTGGTTGCTGCTCATAAAGAAGAATGGGCTGCGGCAGAAGTTGCGCTCAGGGCCTATCTGCTAGGTCACAGCGACAACCTCGGTCGATACGAGCAGCACGTTATACCTGTTGAGTCGATCCGCAATATAGAAGGGAAAGTGTCCCCAAGATTAAACCGATACTTGATGCGCGTTATCCACTCTGACCTGATCGCATCAAATTCTTCTCGAATGATTTATTCAAAAATTCCTGGTTTCTTGATTCTAGGGCTCGTCACTGTTCCATATTCATCTAAATTGCGATCCAGCCGTGTTGCGCTAGGGGACGGTTACATATCTCCGCGTGTTTATCACGCCGACTCCAAACTGTTTGAATACATAAATAGCAAGGCTGATGAGCTTGGTGATAGCCACAGTAGAATGAGTGACAAGCAAAAGGCTGTGATTAAGAAGTTCTTCGACGAGAATCCGGACAGAGTCATAAAGTCGGGTACTTTCGAGGCATTCATGGATGATCACGCGCTGTCGGGCTCGCGCGCCTTTTCAAAAAGCTAGGGCGGGCCAATGAGTTGCAACGTTGGCCATCAATATGGGTTCTGCTCGTGCAGCTTGATATCCGACTCGGCCATTTCGCAGAAGAACGAGCAGGAGGGGATCTTCTCGTTACGTCGAATTGGGCCATCGCCCAATTCGCGAAGCGAAAAGCGAACGTTGGTGGTGCGATTTCGAAATAGATACGAGCCACTTCCCAGCTCGTCCTGAATCAGGCATAGCGCCTCGAATTGATCGGGAAAGTCCTCCCGGATCGCCCGGAAATAGCCTTCGCCGCCTTTCACGCAGCCGATACAGTTGGCGTTCTCGTAGCCCAGGCGATACATCATCGGCAGCTCAATGCCGGCACGCTGGATCATTGCCTTGCAGTCCTCTTTGCCAAGGCCACGATCAATCAGAGGCGCGATTACTGGGCGGTCTGGATTCCTCTCGCGGAAGTCGTCTAGGCGGTTGGATTCCTCTGCCGTGTAGCCGAACACCATCACATCGCCGGGCAGCTTCCAGGTGTCGAGCAGCCGTCGCTTAAGCAGCTTGGTGCAGGGCGCCCCGTACTGGTTTTTGATGTACTGCTCGCGCCGGAATACCTCGATCACATCGGCACCGTACTTCTCATCACGCAGTACGGTGATGGGCCGGCCAAACCATGCTTCGCAATCCTGGGCGAACCGGCGGTTGTCAGGATGCTCGTTCGCCAAGAAGGCGTTGACGATCTGTACGTCATGGGTGGTTCCGTACTCAGCCAGTGCGAGCTTGGTCGCGACCGCCGAGGCGGCACCGCATGAGAACTGGCAGACGATCCTGGGTTTGTTCATGGCGATGTCCGAACAGGCGCCGGCCTCCATGGCTGGATGCGGCGTAGTGGCAATTTAGAATTCGATGGGCTATTACAGCTATCCGGCATGGGGCCGGATACAGGAGAACGCAATGCCCATTTACAGGGAGTTGGTTGTGACGCTTACGGCGAATGAGTTCACCAACGGCGCTGGAGAGGCTACCGCTAGCATCTTCAAGGAGCGTGGACAGAATCTCTACCACTGCGAGTTTCATGCAACAGTTAGAGGCGTGCCGGCGCCCGATGCTGCCTATGACTCAGTCGACGATGCTCGAAAAGCAATCTTTCAGTACTGGGATGCATGTGAAAATGCCTTCCGCAATAACGGAGTGACTTCCTTTCAACGGATACTGAAGGTGTGAACGTGGTGAAGATTCTTGCTTTAACGATTGCGACGCTGCTCTCTGTACCGGCTACAGCCGAGCTGAAAATCAAAGATGCGCCGGCTGTTTGCTCGGTACTGGCTGACCTAGGCTTGAAGGGCCGCAAGTGGGTTGATTACGGAGATGGTACGGCCGGATGTGCAAGCGACTATAAGGACATCGGCAGTTCGTCAGGCCTGCCGAACAACTTGGCTTACTACGCAACTGGCAGTGGCTCTTCAGCTGCACAGGTAAAACTTGTCCTGAACTATAACCAGCCGAGCCAAGCCGCAAAGGCAACGCCGCAATTGCTCAAGGCCGCGGATCGTCTTTCGGCTCTGATGCTGGGGGCTCCGCTGCCAGCTTCTATCAAGAATGCAGTCTCGAATGGCAAGCCGGTTAAAGAGCGTTTAGGGGCGGGCGAGATTGAGGTCACCCGCGATAATTGGCCTACAGGCAAAGGATACGAAGTGCACGTGATACTCCGCTGATTACTTGGCCGCGTGAGTTAGGTGTCGCAAGCAAGAGGCAGGGCCACCTGGCGCAGATCGGCAACACCAGCAGGCCGCACTGTATTGAATCCTTCATCTGCCGCTGAGAGAGTCATAATCCAGTGGCTTTCACGCTGAGTGATGTAGGCCGCTCGATCTTTGCAGCCCTCTGGGTAGGTGATGACCTCGATTACCGAGAATTCCCAGTCGGTGATATCGGTGCTCTTCAGCGCCGTGTGGAATTTGCAGGCGCTGGGGGTGCTCAGGTGCTGCCACCAGCGCAGCGTGAACGCCTGGGTGGTCTGGCCGACGTAGACGCGGCCGGTCGACTTCTGGCGGACCTGGTAGATCACAGGCGGCGCCAGTCCTTCGCTGACCAGACGAAACTCCGATAGCTCGCGGCCCCGGGCTGCCCGCTTGCATGCCTCGGTGCAGTAGTCGTGGCTGGTAGTTTCGGTGTTTGGGTCGTTGTACTTGTCGATCAGCCGAAAGACCGTGCCGCACTCCTTGCAGGCCATGTCTTCGAAGCGGCGCAGCAGGTAGGTGTCCTTCTCGGTCAGCTCCTGGATGTGGAGCAGGTAGGCGTGATCGGTGATGTCTCTTCGCAGCACCCGCATCGGGAACTGCCGCTCGTAGAGCTCTTCGATCTCCGCTTTCGCCTGCTTGCGGTCGGATGCTTCGACCATACCGCTAAAGACTGGTGGCCAGGCCCATTCAGCTTCCCGGTGCGGCCTAGCGGGCTGGCGCCCTTTGATCTGGTAGTAGAACTTCAACATGGGTTGCCCTACGCAAGCACACGAATCGATAGCTAAAGCCTTTGGGGTGGCAATTTGATCGCAAATGCGTTATCAAGAGTGCTGGAAACAATAAGTTGATTAGTCATGGATCTGGACAATTTCTTAGAAAATAACCGGCTGTCTCGCGAAGAATTTGCCAAAGCTAATATAGATTGGTCGGTTTTATTGGATATTCACAACCGCTATCAAGCTCGTCTTAGTGAGTATCAAGAAACCGCTGAATACATTGTTAAAGGTATGCAGTCGTTTGCAGAAGTACATTCTGTTCGTTGGCGCGTTAAAGATCCGCAGCATCTATTAGAGAAGATTATACGTAAAAGATGTGTAGATGAGCCTTCAGAAAAATATATGGGTATCAATCCTGATAATTATCACGAGGTCGTATCAGATCTTGTCGGTGTTCGGGCTCTTCATCTATTCAAAGACGATTGCTTTGTTATTCACGATCAAGTGAAGGCTAGGTGGGAGCTAAATGAGCCTGCAGTGTCTTACGTTCGTACCGGGGACGCTGAAGAGATGATCGAGGAACTTCAGCAGCGAAATATTGAAACGCAGGTTCATGCTGCAGGCTATCGATCAGTCCATTATGTTCTGTCGACGAAGCCGGGGCGGCAGTCCATCCTTGTCGAATTGCAAGTTCGTACAATATTCGAAGAGGCTTGGAGCGAGATCGATCATAGGGTTAGATACCCTAATTTTTCAGATAATCCACAGATTAGATCTGTGCTCAAAATATTCAACAGATTATCTGGGAGCGCCGATGAGTTAGGTGGTTTTATCAGGGATCTAAGTGATGAACTCAAAGTTATGGATAGAGAGTTGCAGTCAGTACAGCGGGAGCGGGATGACGCGATAGAGAAAATGCAGGGTCTTGTAACGCAGTTGTCTGAGGTCAAAGGACGTAAGACTGATAACTCGATTGTAATACAAGGTTTGCAAAGCCAGCTTGACAAAGTGAAGAGCTCAATCAAGGAGGAAACAGTTGCTTTCAAACGGCCCCGCAAGAGCAGATTCTGGTACACAGATCCGCATGGCATAAAGAGAGAAGTTAATATCAGCCAGTTCCGTACACCACCCTTGCCAGGCGAAGAAGATTGATTAACGCAGTTCAACAATGTCGTGATTTCCGGGCCGCTGGCGTAGTCGACTTGGTCTTGTTAGTGGTGCATCAGGCAACACATGTGCGATGCATGCAGGCCTTGATATTGTTGGGCTTTCGCCTCTTCTCGGCACACCTATCCATCACAGTGAAGTGATTTCTCGCAGGGTCTCGTAATCGAGGCGGTCGGCGCCGCAGATCAAACGTGTGATGAGGTCTTGCGGCTCTTCGATGCCCAGCCGCTCCATGGAGCGGATCAACTGGGCGTCGGTGGCCTTGAATAGGTCGAGCTTGATGGTCCTCGACAGTAGCCTGGCCAGGCGTTCTTCCTCGGCCAGCCTGTCGCGCTGGCGCTGCTCCTGCTTTCGTACAGTTGCTGACTTGGCCATCAAGCACTCCTTGATCCAGGAAGCGGGATGCCGTGCCGCGCCATGAACTGCTCGAAGGCTACCGGCCCAAGTCCCAACTTCTTGCGAATGTGCTGAGAGCCCAGGCCGGTTGCTGCCAGCGCTGCAGCGCGCTGCGCCAGGTTCTTGTCCTTGCGATCCAGCTCGCGGCGGCTGTTGCGGCTCAGGTGCAGCTGGGTGCGGACACGGTCGCGCAGTTTGCCGGCCGGCTCCGGCTGGCGGTCGGTGATAGCCAGCTTGTCGACCTGGCCGCCAGCGGCCAGGAACTGCTCCTGCAGGGCCGCCAGTTCGTCGCGCTCGGGAGCGCGGAGTTGGATGCTGGTTGCTGCAAGCATGGGCACCTCACGCAGCGATGCGGCTCTGCTGAGCCTGCTGGATATGGTTGATCAGCGCTGAGCAGATCGCTGGGAAGTCTGCGGCGCGGTAAAGGACGGCGGCTCGCTCACGGCCAACGGCCTCGAAGCCGATCGAGCGCAGGAAATCGCCGGTCAGGTTGAAGCCCAACCGGCCGTTGATGTCGCCGAGTTTGATGCGCTGGCCATCATCGACAGCAGCCGCTGGTAAATGAGCTGCCTGGGTAACCGGCGCTGACTGCTGAACTTGCGGTACCGGCTCCGGCTGACTTGCCGGCGTGACCGGTGCCGCCGCTTCCTTGGCTTGCGCCTCTGCAGCCTGGCGCTTCTGAGCCTCGGTCTGTTCATGGTCATGAATGCGCACCTTGATGAGTGCGACCAGATCCTCGTTGGCCTTCAGCACCAGGTCCTGGAAGTCAGCGAACAGGAAGGAGTGGTTTGCAGCCAGCTCGCGCAGGCTCGTGATGTTGACCTTCACGCCTTCGGCAATACGAGACGCCTCGCTCTTCGCCCGGGCCAGCTCGGTAGCCGCGGCATCGCGCAGGCTGGCGATCGTCTTCTTGCCCTTGATCGCCCCTGCGAAGTCAGCAGCGATGCGCGGCAGGCGCGCCTTGCTGCCAAACGACGCATTCAGCTCGTCGACGTGCGCCTGCAAGGCTTTGGCCGCGTCGATGACAATATCCTCACGGATCGACTTCTTGCGGGCCTCCACCAGCTTGCTTAGCTCAAGGCGCTTGGCCCGGGCGGCGGCTGAAATCTCGTCGATAGCCCGGAAGAGGGCATCGATGCTTTCGGTCTGGCTGAGCGCATGCTGCTTGGCGGCGGCCAGGCGATCCTCAACCTCGCTGCACCATTTCACCGTGGTGTCGGCATCGGCGAAGTGCCGGTCAGTCTGCAGATCGGTATTGATGCCCTGAAATACGTCCAGCGCATGCGCCTTGAACGCGTCCAGATTGCTGGCGGTGACCATACCGGTCACCTCGATGCGCAAAGCCGGCAGCGAATCGGGTGCGCTGCCGAACACCTGTGCCGCTGCGGGCGCCGGTTGGAATGAAGCGAGATCCGCTTCGAACTGACGCCAGCCGGCCAGCAGCTGTTCGCGGCGGCCGGGCTCAGGGCGATATTCCATCTGCACCAGGTTCTGCTCTGTTCCGTCCGAGCATACGAAGATGACGCGGTCAGCGCCGGTTACCAGGAGCTGCTGCTCGAGCTGCCAGAAGTAGTGCGGGTCGAGCTCGCCGGCGCGCACTCGCGCGGCCAGGCTCTCGTTCCACAGCTTGTGCTCGAACAGGACGTTGCCGAGCATGTCCATGCCGTCCACGCTGGCCAGCAGGTTGCCCTCGGTGGCAACGACCGGGAACAGGTCCTCACGGATCTGCGCTTCGATGATGGCGCGGGCCAGGGCTTCCGTCTCATGGCCACGATCAAACAGCTTCTGCTGTGCGGCGCTGACCTCCGGCACGATGCCGGTCTTCTTCTGGGCGAGCAGATCAGATCGAGACTGATACTTCGAAGCGCCCATCATTGCCGGCGCCTCGCTTGCGGTGAAGTAGCCGGAGCGAAGGGCCAGCCACTCTGGCGAACCCTGGGGGACATTATGAATTTGCATGGTCGAGCTCTCCTTCAAGGGCCGCCAGCGCAAGGATCCTGTCCTTCTGCGCGTCGGTGAGGGTGTACTTGCTGCTGATGGTGGCGATCAGGTGCTCCGGACTGGTGCGCCCCGCTTTGATGGCGTCAACCCAGGCGTCGCGACTCTCTTCGAGCTTGCTGTCGGGATAGGGCGGCAGACCCTCGGCTTTCGGTGCCGGCCGGCTGGCGTTCACCTCGCGCTCGGTCGGCGTATCCATGACCTCTTCTGCGACCGGCATGCCGCGAAGCACGTCCGGGAAAACGTCGCGCAGCGCGAAGGCCCGAGCACGCAGCTGCAGCATCCGCTTAGGGTACTGCGTCCAGGGGCCTGCCTTGCCGGTCAGGTTCGCTGCCTTGGCGTCAGCCATGCTAAACGTCCGGCTCTGCTCGTCTTCACCGCGGCGTTTCACGCGGCACGTGGCCACATCGCCTTCGATGTTCTCGTACACGTATTCGCAGAGCGGCGAGGAGCGAACCAGGGCGATCACCGCGTCACCCCACAGGGCCGGGCGGCCGTTGATGACCGCGATGTTTTGCATGGCCTGCATTGGCTGCAGGCCCAGCTCCATACCCCACTGGATCGCCACCAGGATGTTGCCCGGGTTGTTGGCGAAGTCCTTCGGGACGATGGTCGATTTCGCCAGGTAATCGGCGAAGCGCAGTGCCTCGTCGATCGTCTGCGGCGCGAGGCTAAAGGCTTGTTTCAGGGCGAGTTCGCTCACGGAATGGCTCCTTCCGAAAGTGGCGATGGACTGGGAAAGTGTCGGGTCAGGCCAGGGACGGCCCTAGAACAGTGAGGATCAGGAAGAGGGTGATCATGGCCAGGGCGCCCCGCCAAATGCCGTAGCGGCGGGCGCGCTGGTACCGAGTCATGAACGAACTTCCAGATAGCGCCGGCCACCCTTGATGGTCAGCAGCGAGCGGATCGGCGTGTCGGTGAAGCGCGTTTCGCGGGGCAGGCCCAGGGCGTCGGGCAGTGACTGGCCGCGCTGCAGGAGGATGGTGTGCCGCTGCTCGACCTCGGCCAGCTGCTCGTCGGCGATGGTGGTGACGGGATTCGTGGTCATCAGAAGTCCCTCCACTTCGCAGCAGCTTCCGCCGCATCCGCGTGCGGCCTGAGCATCTTCTCGGCCACCTGGCGGGCCAGGTCGCTATAGCGGGTACCGAACGCGCCGTGCCCGCGGGCCAAGGTCCAGTCCAGATGGTAGGTCGCGTCATTCGCGTAGATGTCGGCGGCCTGCTGGCCGAACTCGATGATGAAGTCGAGCGCCTTTACCACCACCTTCGGGCTGAACGAGACCGTCACATCGGAGCCCAGCACCAGGGTCTTGATGCTGTCTTCCAGCCATTCCTGGCCGGCGCTGGTTTCTATCCAGGACGTAGGGGCTGATTCCGGCTCGGCGCTGTCGTGCCGCCACTGGCATTGCTGTAATGCGTTCATACGCGGGCCTCCGCTGTTTCTCGACACTCGCGCGCGGACAGGCGATAGCCGTCGTTGCGCTCGACCACATGCACACCGCCATGAAGGCCGCGCTCTTTGTTCAGCCGGTTGGCCTCGCCGATGCAGGTGTCGAGGTCGACGTTTTCGAAGACCTGCCGCTCGCCAGCGATGCTGATGAATAGAACTCTGTTCACAGTGGTGATCCTCATAAACAGCATTGGTCAGGCGACCGGCGTCGGTGACCAAGCCGGGGCTGCGTGAATAGCCTGCCGGGCGCCTGCCAATGCTGTTGGGCTGGGGAAATGCGGGCATAAAAATCCCGGCGTATAGCCGGGACCAGGTATTGCAGCGGGCCAGGTAGTCAGGACGCCTTGGCGTGCTGCTTCTCGCCCTGGATGCGGTCGTAGATCTCTTCGCGGTGAACCGCGATCTGCTTGGGCGCCGTGACGCCAATCTTGACCTGGCCGCCACTGATGCCGGTCACCGTTACAGTGATTCGGTCAGCGCCTTCGCCGATGATGAGTGCTTCGCCAATGCGACGGGTGAGCATGAGCATGGTGTGTTCCTTTCCGTGGGGTTGATTTCCCGGATGCCCCTCACCTGAAGGGCATCGAGCGAAATCCTTCACGCGGCCAGGGACACGTCCTCGACCTTGCGAGCAATGCGAAACTGGACGTAACTGCGAGGTGTGGCGGGGCGGCGCGGTGCCGGCGCCTCCTGATGACCGGTGCCGATCAGCAGCGCCAAGGCGAGCGGGGCGATGATGCCGCGCCGGTACGCCTCCATCGCCAGGCCACGGATGGAGCGCTGCATGCCCAGCTTGTGCTTGGCATCGTCGATCCGATCCTTCGCCGTCCAGGGCGAGACGCCCATGTGTTTGGCGATTTGCTTGATGGTGAGGTCACCGGCCGCCAGCACCGTCGCTTCCAGCTCGCGCGGCGCCAGGCCCTTGTCCTTGAAGCCCTGCCAATTGCCGAAAATGATCGTGTCGTTCAATTCTCGCCTTCCTTGATGCGAGATCAGGCCGCTATGCGGATGCCGCGGCTGACCTTTGGTGTGATGGTGATGTGGCCTTTCCTGGCAATTTCTTCCAGGAGGGTTTGAGCAGCGTTCGGTGAAGCGAAACCGAAGTGCTTGGCCAGCTCGACCCGCGTGGGCGGCCAGCCGTTCTGCTCGATCATCGCCTTGATGGCGTCGAGCACTTCCTGCTGCCGTGGAGTGAGTTTCTCTTTCATGTCCTTGCCCTCTGGATTCCCAAAGCACCCGGTCGCCCAGGTGCTTCAGTGAATCGCTTTCCATCCCATGCGTTGCGCCGGAGTCCTCTCTCTGGCCGGGTCACACATTTCGTGCTCGGTGTTCTTCCCGACTGGCTTGCATGGGGTGGCGTCCTCCCAATATGGGGAGTCCGGCAGGTACCAGAGCCTGCATTGGGGCGTGAAATTTGTTACTCGCGCTGTACTGGCTAGCCAGGATCACGCCGCGAGGATTCCAAGTTGTGAAAGAGCGTTCGGGTTGCCCCAGGCCTCTCGGCCTTCGGCGCGGTGTTCTGCGCTTCGATGGATAAAATATAAGCCAGCTTATCTTGATGCGTCAATAAGCATGCTTATATTTATTTTCGAACCCCCACAAAAAAGCCCGCACGTGGCGGGCTCGTTTGCGATCAGGGGGCTTACTGAATCACAAGCTCTTTAGCTGACCAGCGCTTGCCGTCAGGAGTGGCGGTCATATTCACGCTGTACCTGCTGCGAATCGTCGCGCCGAACCCGTTTTGCGAATCGACGAAAGCGATCACCTGGTAGCTGCACTCAGCAATCTTGGCGATGTGCACGCCGTCTGCGCCTGAGTAGGGGAAATCTGCGGTGGATGGAGATTTCAGCCTCTGTTTGACGAAGTTCTGAGACATGACGAAAGCCATGACCGGGTCTTCGCACTTAGGCTTTTCAGGGGCCGGTGAAGCTGCAGTGGATGGACTTGATGCAGTAGCAGGCGCCGTGCTGTCGGAACTCCCGAAAATCGATACGAAGAACCAAGTGGCAGCAGCGATAATGATCAGCCCTCTGACCGTGCCGATCATGCGCGTCTGCTTGGTACGGCAGCTCGGGCAGACTGTCGCCTTCCTATCCATGAACGCCCGGCACTTGCTGCATTGCTTAACCGCTGCAGACACGGCCCTTGCTTCGTTCGGCCCAGGCTCGGGCGCTTCATGCCGGGTCTGCTTGGCCTCGCGCTTCAGCTTTAGCTCTACAGCCTTTTCGTAAAAGATGCCGCAGTCAGGGCAGCGTAGAGGCTCGCCAAAATCCGCTACAGGCGCTTCGTGTTCGCAGCTTGGGCACTTCATAGGATCCCTCCCAGGGCATAGTGGCGCGAACTCTACCATCACCACGCCATCATCGGAATTCTCAGTTGTGCCTCCGCGATGTCTGCCTATTGCCATCAATGGGCCACCTCAAATACTGTATGTGTATACAGTGATGAGGAGGGTCAAATGGCAAGGCAACAAAAAGCGCAGAAGACACAGGAAGCAGCACCAATGACCGCAATCGAGCGCTTGGGCCTGCGGGTGTCGGCAATGATCGGCTCGCCAAAGGCGCAGCTGGAGAGGAGGGCGGTGATCCACCGCCTGGACACGGACACCGACGAAGCCTGGGACGGGATCATGACGCTGCTGGCGGACACCGACGGCCTGGCGCTGGCCTTCGATGGAGACGGTCATGCGGTGATCACCTGGGAAGCCGGCGAGCCGGACGAGGCTCCAGAGCGTGGCGAGGTGGTGGAGCCAGTCGAGGAAGAGGCGCCGTTTTAGGTGCCTGCTTGTGGATCGCGGAATTGGTAAGGCAGAGAATTCAGGAGGGTGTCATGGGTCGGCAGGCAGTAGAAACGCAAGAGGCGGCGTCGATCGGTACAGGCTCAGATCAGTTAGCGCGCCGAGTGCTGGCGATGGTCGATTCGCCGGTGGCATGGCTGGGCAAGCGCGTGCGGATTCACCGGCTGGAAACCGACGGCGACGCGGAATGGGGCGAGGTGATGGACCGGTTGGCGGCCACGAACGGGCTGCAGATGGATTTTGAAGAGGCAGGATCGGTGATCTTGCAGTGGGAGAGGGCCGGCGAGCTGTGTCTGGCGCTAGGGCAGGGTGCGCGCCAGCCTGACAGTCGTTCCGATCAGGTGCCGTTTTGAAAGCGCAATCTCACAGCGCAACCAAAAGCCCGGCGCTGGGCCGGGCTTCTGTTATTTGGCGTCTGAAATATAGAGCTTGGTGATTATGCCGATGCGAAGAAGTGCTTTTGCAGACACGGTCAGTGGCTTTCCGCTAATGAACGCCCGAAGGTAGGGGCTTTCATCTAGCGCGCCAACAGGATCGGTGATTTCGCAACTGATGCGCCTTGGCGAACCATCTTCCTCTACGCTCTCTTCAGTGTCCTGCTCAGCAAAAGTGATCTTGCACGTACGCTTGAGGCGATCCATTTCGCTGATGATCACGGAGTATTCGCGTTCGGGGAGTATCTCGCTTGGCTCATCTGACAAGATGGCCTCTTTCTCGGCCTGACCGATTGAGTGATGCAGGGCAGCACCATCGTATAAATCAATTCTGTCGCAAGACTTGCCTATGGGAGCCACTGATTTTTTTACTGAAGGCTGAAGGGCGTCGGAAAGCTTCTCGATCGTGGTTAGGAGCTTTTCGGTGTACTGATGATTAAAGCCAAGCTGCTTCTCGAATAGCTCGCGGAGATGTTTCATCTCTTCCTTTCCTCCGCTGTTTCGGTGATAAACATACCCAAGCACTATCGTTAAGACTGAAGCCGCTAAGCCTTGAAAAATCCCGTTTGCGGCCATCCATGCTACAGCACCCGCCATGCTTACGCACTTGGCCTCGGGCTCCTGAATGTAGGTTCTCGTGCCCAGTGCCTGCATTTGCTTTGCATACTGGCCAGTCACCGCAAAGTGAGCAACGACCGAATATATCCTGCTAAAGCCGTCCAGCGATTCAGCAAGTGCAGACATTTCGATCCGATGCTGATTCGCATCCCCGCCCTCGTAGCGAATCTGGAATTGGTACTCGCTTGAATCACTTATGAAAGCATCCTGCTGCATGAGCCGCTCCTTGAGTACACGATGACAATAATAGAAATGTAGCAAACCTACTTGGTCGACCCCAGCCAGTACTTAGCAGACCCCAACCCACACACCGCCAGACCTACTGGCTAATGATGCGGCGCTTATGCTGATCCTCATGTCAAAAAGCGTTCAGAACTGCGCCGATACCATCGAGCATTCCCGGACGCCTGCTTGGCCTTCCTTCGTACTGACAACGCGCATTCTACTGCCTGCCCCTGAGAAGCCTGCTTGGATGGCCTGGTGGATGAAGATGTTCTGACCGGCAATCGCATCAATCTTTATCTGATCAGTATTTCCACCGTCGGCGGTGATGATGTGGAGCCCCGGCGTCAGTTCGGTATGCAGATAGCTGTATGCAACCGTTTTGCCGAGTATTCTCCCGTCTACCGTCACCTGCATCTTGATGGCGCCGCCGCGGTACTCATTGCGATAAATGTATAGACCGGCCATTCCTGCCGATGGAGAGAACGCCTTGGCTATAGCGTCTTCTTGGTTCGCTGCCATAGGAACCGATGCGCAGCCCGTGAGCAGGGTGACGAGTACTGTGATGGCTAGCGCACGCATTGATGTGGATCCTTGCGGTTTAAATGTTCAATACACCGGTGACGCAATACCCGCCTCGCGTCCTACACCAGTAGTTCGGTTAAGCCCGACCTCTATCGCCCAGCAGTCGCATCTGTGAGCCCAGATGAGCGGCAGCCTTCGGCAGACACCGAAACACTGGCCACGGTGGCGCCGACATTATTGGCGTACTGAAATTCGTACTTCAATCCATCGCTAAATGGCTTGCGAAGCGCCTTGTCGTTGCAGGTTTGCTTCAACATATCGGCGCGCATTTCAGCCAGCGCGTCTTCGGGGAGCGCTTCGCCGTCGTAGTTGATGAACGTGTAGTAGTAGGTCACCAGGGCGCCTGGGCCAGCCTCGGCCTTTTCGAGACGGACTTGCTCGTCAATGATCTGGGGGGCTTCCCGATTGACCATGATCGCGGTTAGCTCCGCAACTTTGGTCGCACTTTCCAGCGCTTCCGCGGCCAGCTTTTCTGGGTCGCGGTCGATGTAGACGGCCTTATAGGCGACCAGGCCGAAGAGGGTTGCTGCGCTGAGCAGGTAAATTGCGAGGGTGCGGTTCATCGTTTCTTCCTTGAGCTGCCAGTGGATACGCTGGCGATCCTTTGTTTTTACAAGCTGGTGGAGCAGGGACTGTAGATTTCTTCCAGCTCCTGCGAAGTCCCCATCGCGACAGAGTTTCCGCCCACGGTAACCGACGTTGCCCCGTAGGCTTTCTTGCCGGATTTACGGATGAATTTCCCATCGGTGCCGGCGAAGCTTTTCTGGCCATTGCTATGCAGATAATCGAAGACCTTGCCCTTGAACTCCGTGTTGATCGGTTTGCCGGGCGCTAGTGGTACAAGCATGAAGGCTTCAGTGTCGGTAAACGCGTAGAAATATCCGCTAGCGTCACGGCCCTGCCAGACCGAGGAGCAAACGACTTCGTCAGCCGTGAGCTTGCGCACGCTCGTGTAGCGGCCTTCAGCGATGCGCATGAGTACCAGCCCTTCCGGGGTGAGAGCAGCTGCTCCCCGCTGAGCGTTGCACGCTGGATCATCGCCATATTTGAAAATGCACCAGTTCATCTCGGAGCTTCCAGCTACCGAACTCACGCCAAGATCTTGTTTGATCTGCTGCTGGGCCTCCGGCGTGTCATGTCGAACGGTGGCGCATGCGGCAAGCACCGTGATGGCGACGAGTAAAACCAGTGCTCGTATCATTTCGAATTCGCTGGGCACGGGCTGATTATCTGTATTACATCGGAGCCGACCGCGATAGGAATCGGGCCGCCAGGGGTGTACACGTTGTGGATGCCGTACTCTTTCCGACCTGTCTCTCGAGTGAACGTTGCGGCCTCGCCTGTCAGGTAGGGCTGACCATTGCTGAGCAACATCTTGATCACTTTTGCGCGGTATTCCGGATTGTTCTCCAAGGGAGCTCTGTGCACTTCGGTGTAGGGGATCAGCGAGACGGCTTGCCTCTCCTTGAAGACGTAGAAATTCTGCCCGTCGACATCGCTTATGCACTTCACGTCTTTGGCTCTGATGACGTCCTTCTGCACGAAGGATCCTTTCTCAATATCTGTCAAATAAAGGCTGTCGGGCGTGAGGATGCTGTACGCGGACGTGTACTTGCAGGTAGCTACGCCGTCAATGGCAAGCCAGCAGAAGCTTGTTTGCGCCGTGTCGACAATCTGATCAATATTCAGGTCCCGCTTGATTTGCTCCCTGACCGCAGGTGTTTTGTGCTCGACGTTGGCACAAGCGGTCAGAAAAGCGGACAGCAAAATGAGAATTGAAAAACGCAATGCAAACTCCCTATGCGAGTAAATTTATGCCTATGTCGATCCATCTGCCGATGGTCGCTTGAATCAAACCCGCGTCGCGTTCCAGACCAGCAGAACCTTGGCCTGGATATAGGTCTCATCAATCCGAACGATCCGATCCTTGTGCCTCGGGTTGTCTGAGATCATCTCGAAGTGCTCGGCGTCCGCCACCTGCAGGCGCTTGATGTAGAAGTGGCCATGCCAGGAGAGGGCATAGATCCCGTCCCCGACGAACTCTCGAATGCTGGCATCGGCGATCAGAGGATCTTTGTCCTTGATCGTCGGCTCCATCGACTGGCCGGCACCGGTGATCAGCTTCAGGTGGGCCGGATCTTTGTAGGTGACGCCGAGCTCGCGCAGGTGCTGTTGGCTGACGGTCACGTCGCGGAACATCTCGGGGAAGTCGTGCACGACCTTACCGCCGCCCATGGCTCCCTGGACGTCGTAGTGCGCGATGCGGATCTCGTCGCCGACGATGGGCCGGCGTGAGAAGTCGGCGGTGATGACGTTGTCGGGCTGAGCGGCCGGCTTGTCCTCGATGGTGTCGGACACGGCCTGCTCGATGCGGCTGAGCTGATCAGGGCGCAGGTTTTTGCCCTTAAGCATGTCGAGGACAAGGTTGGCGGTCGACGACTTCCCGGCGCCGACAGGAAAGGAAGCGGCGGTCGTATCAGTGCCGCCGGCCTGGACCGCCATCTCGCCTTTTCCTTCCGCAAGCCAGATGGCATTCACGCCGCAGGCGTGCGCAAAGGCGACGAGATGAACGCTCTGAAGGTTCTCGCCTTTTTCGATTTGGGAAATCACTGGTTGAGACACGCGCGCGGCCGCTGCCAGATCTTTCTGGGTCAGGCCGGCATGACGCCGCGCCTGTTTCAATCTTTCTGCAAGTGTGCTCATGCGCGCAAATCTATAAGTTCGCTTATGGCCTTGCAAATAAGCCTCCTTATTCATACGATATAAGCAGGCTTATCAGGAGTCTTTGCCATGAGTCCAATCGAAAAGCTCGTCGATTTTTTCGGCGGGCAGACCAAAACCGCAAAAGCGCTCGGCGTCTCGCAGCCTGCCGTTTCCTATTGGCTAGCTGGTGTTCACGCGATGAGCGCTGAAGCTGCTTTTAAAGCTGAAGAGCTGACCAATGGTCTCGTGACTGCAAAGGATCTTTGCGCGAAGCGAGAGCAGATCAGGGCCGCCTAACCACACCTCACATCCTACAAACCCGTCCGCCGTTTCGGCAGCGTGCTGAGAGGGGTGTGGCTTTATCCAGTACGCCTGCGGCGATCGAGGCAGCATGCAATACACACTGACGATCAACCAGCACAAGGCGCTCGAGTGGGGGCTGAATGCGCAGCAGGCCATGCTGTTCGCATTCGTCTACGAGTGCCCGAGCTGGACGAAGCCGGTCACCACGATCGGCGGCGTTTACTTCGCGCTCAGCAAATCCAAAATCATCGAGGAGCTGCCGCTGCTCACCGACAAGCCCGATACCGCCTACCGCCTTCTCAAGGCTTTGGAAGCGGCCGGGCTCATTGAGCTGTCGAGCACGAATTCAATCACGCTGTTCCGCCTGACGCCCAAGGCGACTGAGTGGAACCGCAAGGTAGATGGGTCGGAAAAATATCCGACCCAAAAGCAGGCGCTTGGTCGGAAAAAAATCCGATCCACCTCGGAAAAAAATCCGACCCGGATCGGAAAAAAATCCGAGGCTGGGTCGGAAAAAAATCCGACAAATCAGGTAACCAGTAATCAGGTAACCAATCAGGGTACCAGTCAGGATTTGCACGATGCCCCGGCTGCGCCGTCGCCACCTGCCGGGCTGGTGGTCGTCGCGGACAACGGCCCACGCTGTGCAATTCCGCCGGACATGCCTGGGCCAAAAGACCCGGCCTGCAAAACCTTCAAGGCCTGGGCGAACTACGCCATGGCCTACCGAAAGCGCTACAGCACCTGGCCGGTCTGGAACGCCAAGGTGGCGGGGCAGGTTGGCCAGCTGATCGACCGCCTTGGTGCCGATGTGGCCCACCACGTGGCTGCGTATTACCTGACCGTCAACGATGCCCGATTGATCAATGGCTGCCACGGGTTGGGCGACCTGTTGGCTAAGGCCGAGTCGTACCACACACAGTGGACGACCAACCGCCAGATGAACTCGACCACCGCCCGCCAGCTCGAGCAGACCCAGGCCAACGTCAACGCCGCCCACCAGGCTGCCGAACACATCCGCAACGGGGAGGCGAAGCCAAATGCTTTCTTGCGACCAAACCGCTGAACTGGCGGTGGCGCTCTGCGCGACTGCCGAAACCCTGGGCCAGGCCCTGAGCGCCAATGCCGCCGCCCTGATGGCCCAGGATCTGGCCGACTACGGCATGGATGACCTCGCCAACGCGCTGCAGGCCTGCCGCCGCGAGCTGACCGGCAAGCTGACCCTGGCTGCCATCCTGCAGCGTATCCAGGCGGCGGACGGCCGGCCCGATCCGAACGAGGCCTGGTCCATCGCGCTGGCGGCGTCGGACGAAGCCGAAAGCGTGGTGCTGACCGAGGAGATTCGCCAGGCGATGTCCGCCTCGGCACACGTCATGGCTCACCGCGACAAGGTGGGCGCCCGTATGTCGTTCCTGTCGGCCTACCAGCGCCTGGTCGACACCGCGCGCCGCGAGTGCCGGCCGGTTGTCTGGAGCCTGAGCATGGGCCATGACCCGCAACGCCGAGTGGCTGCGCTGGAAGAGGCCGGCAGGCTCGGCCGGCTGCCGGCGCCGGAAGTGCAGCAGCAGATCCGTCGACTCGTCCACGAGCCCATGACCCAGGACGGCGCCGCCATTGCCGGACTGATCACCGGCCGTGCAGGTACCCCGAGCCCGAAAGTTCGCCAGAAGCTGCAGGAGGTGAGGGCAGTGGTGCTGGCCAACCGGAGAGCGGCCGACGAGCGAAAGAATGCCGATGCCTGTGCGCGCCGCAACGAGTTCGAGCAGCGCCGCGCTGAGCAGTTGGCCCGCCTGGACGAACTGCAGGAGAAGCGCGCATGACTGACCGTATTGCCGTCAACAGCGCGCCGCGCCTGTCAGAAGCTATCTCTCGGCTGACCGCCATGTTCCGCGAGAAGAAATACGTGGTGGTGAGCCTTCGCCCGGGCAAGGACCGCACGCTCGATCAGAACGCTCTGTGGTTCGCCATGTACCAGCGCATCGCAGAAATGACCAACATGGGCGACGTGGAAGATGCCCGGCGCTACTGCAAGCTGCATGTCGGCGTGCCGATCATGCGCAAGGCCGACGTCGACTTTTTCAATGCCTGGAATCGCTCGTTCCTGCGCCTGACGTACGAGGAGAAGCTGCACCTGATGGGGCCGTGCAACCTGTTCGGTCCCGATGGCTTCCCGGTGACGCGCCTATTCAACCGTGCCCAGGGCATCGCCTACACGGATCAGATCGTGTGTGAGTTCGCTGGCAAGGTGGTGTTCGACGATCTGCTGGGGGACGTGGCATGAAGCGTAGCGAGCTGAAACGCAAAGTGCCGCTCAAGGCCAGCGGCATCAAGCCACGCACACCGCGGCAGAAGACCTGCGCCAACCCGGCATGCGGCCAGAAATTCACGCCAGCCCAGGGCGCTGTGGCCCAGAAGGTCTGCAACTGGCGGTGCGGCTTGGCCATTGCAGGTCAGCCTGAAAACCAGAAGAAGGCGCGCGTGGCGATCGAGCAGCGGGAGCGCCGCGAGATTCAGGCGCGCAGGGAAAAGCTGAAGACCTACGGCGAGCATATGGCTGATGCCGAAAAGGCTGTGAGGGATTGGCGCCGCACCTACGAATTGTCCATCGGTAGTGGCTGCATGAGCTGTGACAAAGATCAGCATCAGGTGCAAGCCGCGTTGGGCTGGATTATCGGAGGTGCCTGGGATGCTGGTCACTACCTGAGCAAGGGCGCCCGCCCTGAGCTGCGCCTGGAAGAGAACAACATCTGGCTCCAGTGCAAGGGCTGCAACGGTGGCTCGGCCAAGTACGCCCGCAAGGGTGAATCAGTGCGTAACGGATTCCGCCTTGGCCTTATCGAGCGTATCGGCCTTGAGGCTGTGGAAGCGCTCGAAGCCGATCACCGCCCCCGCAAATACACCATCGAAAAACTCAAGCAGATCACCGCCCATTACCGGGCTTTGACGAGAGAGCTGAAGGGGAGAGCAGCATGATCTACACCAGCGCGCGCGCTGCAATAGTGTCGGCGTTGGCGGCCGATGCAATCGACAACACCAGCAAACAGGCCTGGCAGAAGCTGTACAGGGCAGGGCACGAAGACGGCCATGATCCGGCAACACTGTCCGGCGTCAGTCACGGCACCCTGTCACGTACTGATGTTGACTGCTGGGTGCATGCCCGGCTGCATAGCCAGCTCAAGCCGCGGCACTGGGACGTGCTCGTCGGCAAGTACAGCACCGCCCGGGAGCGGAAGAAGGCGTCGATCCAGGCGCTGATCCCCCTGGTGGCCACGCCCGCGCCGCGCCAGTTTCTCGGCATGGCCGTATACACCTGGGCGATCCCTAAGCTGGCCGGTGTTGAAGGGAAGCGATCCAGCGACGTCATCGTGCTGGAGAGCTGGTTCTACGATATGAACAACTGGGGCGATGGCGGCCGGCCGGAGCAGACCCGCCGTCGGTGGCGGCTGGGAATCCGCTCCGTGCTGGAAGAAATGCTGAAGGAGGCAGAGCAGGCAGCCGAGGAGATTCTGTTGGCAGAAGGGCTGTTGCTGGAAAGTGCAGCGTAGCTATTGCATTGAATGAGCGGGTGAGCGATTATTTACCCATCCTGCCGATCTTGCGTATGAAGGATCAGCAAACCGAAGCCCAGCCATAGCGCTGGGCTTTTTCGTTTCTATCTCCCGAGCGCGCACATGGATCCTACAGACGGCAACCCATTCGGCTGGTTCGCAGCCGGTGGGCTTGGCCTTGCGTGGGCAGTGGCCTGGTTGCGTAAAACTTTCTCCAGCAGCGGTGCATCGATCGCCAATGATCGTGCGGAGAAGGACATGCTCGAGCGAGTGATTGCCGAGAACGACAAGCTTCGACTGGCTTACGAGGTCGTGAGCAAAGAGCGCAACGACATGTACCGGCAGGTGGGCGAACTCACCGGCGCCATGAAAGCCATGAATGCGCAGCTCGAGCACCAGGACAAGCAGATCGTCCGCCTGACCGAGGAAGTCGCGCGATTGAGATCTGCCCTCGAGGCAAAGGCATGAAATCCGAACCGATTACGAAACGCGCCAAGCATTGGTGGCGACGCGTTGAGGTGTGGCTGCTCGCCGGCCTATTCATCTGCAGCGGCGGGACTCTGGGTTACCAGCTCGCCATGTACAACGCGCACCGGCTGATGCAGTCAGAGCTGGCAAGCATTCGAGCTGCCTACGATGAAGCGTTGGGCCGCAAGGACAGGAAGCTCGAAAAGCTGGTTGAAACAACCAGTGAGGCGGCCACAACCGCTGCGACGGCGGCGGAGACCGCCAGCAAAGCGGTGGAGAAGGCTGCTCAGCCGCCCCCCGGCACTTCATCCGCTGAGTAGCCACCTCGCCGAGCGCGAGAAGATACTGACCCGTCGATTGAGCGGGAAGGTCACGGCAGAAACGGCCCAGTCTCAGGGCTTTTTCTAAGTCGCCGCTACCCGAACTCGTTGGCCATGTGCAGAATTGCCGCATTTCAACAGAGGATGTTGCTATGGCGGAAGATCCGCGGGTTACAGCGTTAGACGATCATTACTATCGGGGTACGCTTACCTTTGATCAGTTCTATCTGGGGGCCATCTTGGCGGCTTGTGGTTATCTGGCTCAGGCCCATGAGTACGGTCCACTCGGATGGAATTCGCAAACACTTCAGCTGATTCCAATTTTGATAATGGGGCTCGCCGCTTGGTTTGGCTTCAAGCGAATCGAGGCGACGATCCATGTACTCAACCTGAATGCTCGATATCTTGAGCGTTGCGCCCGCTACCAGGATCGTGACTTTAGTGCTCAATACCGAAAGCTGAAGGCTTATGGCAGCAGCATTGGGCGCTGGTACAAGTGGCGGAACCGGTTGGTAACGCTCGGATTCCTCAGTTACCTAGTCGTGAAGACTGCCATTACCTATCGAATATTTGAATGAGCCCCTCAACATGCATCGGCCGATCCCATCAGAGCAGATTTGGAGGTCGGCTGAGGCAACGCTGTACGGCATCTCGTTATCTCCCGCGCCGGAAGTCTGGCAGTGGGTCGATCAGCAGCTGCTTTCCGAAGCAGGCAGCATCTACAACCCTGAGCACGAACACCTGAAGGACGCCGACATCGGTGTGCTATGGGCCTCCTCGGGATTCGCGAAAGGCGGGCGGGTGGTGCTCGGCCAGGCCGAGTCAGTGATGTTCCGCGCCGGCGGCTGGCAGAAGGCTCGGCAGGAGCAGCAGATGATCCAGTGGTTCGGTCGGGTACCCGCTTTCCTGATCACCCTGGCTGCCGACTACTGCGCCGAATGCTCGGATGCTGAGTTCTGCGCGCTTGTGGAGCACGAGCTCTATCACATCGCGCAGAAGACCGACGAGTTCGGCGCGCCCAAGTTCAAGCAGGACGGCACACCGAGTCTTTACCTGAAAGGACACGACGTAGAGGAGTTCGTCGGCGTCGTTCGCCGCTACGGAGCGAGCGAAGAAGTCCAGCAGCTGATCGACGCTGCCAGCACCCCGCCAGAAGTGGCAAAGATCAACATTGCGAGGGCCTGCGGAACCTGTCTGCTCAAGTCGGCTTGACCTCTGACAGACCCGAGACGGATACCAATCTATGGCGACCCTGAGCAACGAGGTGAAAGCCTTCATCGTTCAGGCGCTGGCCTGTTTCGATACCCCATCGCAGGTTGCGGCATCTGTCCGAGAGGAATTCGGCATCGAGGTGACTCGCCAGAAGTGCGAGGCGCACGACCCAACCAAGCGGGCTGGTAAAGACCTTGCCAAGCGCTGGGTGGTGCTGTTCGAGGACACCCGCAAGCGTTTCCGCGAAGAGACGGCGGAAATCCCGATCGCCAACCGCGCGTACCGGCTGCGCGCCATGGGCCGCTTCATCGAGCGCGCCGAGGGCATGAAGAACATCCCGCTGGCCATGCAGATCCTGGAACAGGCGGCGAAAGAGTGCGGCGACATGTACGTGAACCGCCAGAAGAAGGCGGACGCAGAGGACGAGCCGGCGCCGGTGACCAGTGTGCAGGTGCATGTAGTGGACGCGAGGAAGCCGAATGCCGACGCTGAACGTCCCGCAGGCTAACTTCCTGCAGCTGCCGCACAAGTTCCGGGGCTTCGTCGCTGGCTTCGGCTCGGGCAAGACCTGGGTGGGTTGCTCGGCGCTCTGCAAGCACGTGTGGGAATGGCCAGGCATCGACAGCGGCTACTTCGCCCCGACCTATCCGCAGATCCGCGACATCTTCTTCCCGACGATCGAGGAGGTGGCCTTCGACTGGGGGCTCAAGGTCAGGACGAAGGAGAGCGATAAGGAGGTCGACTTCTACAGCGGCGGCCGGTACCGGAGCACGACGATCTGCCGCTCGATGGAGAAGCCCCAGACCATCGTTGGCTTCAAGATCGGGCACGCCCTGGTCGATGAGCTGGATGTTCTGCCTGCGCTGAAGGCCCAGCATGCCTGGCGCAAGATCATCGCGCGGATGCGCTACAAGGTCGAAGGGCTGAAGAACGGCGTTGATGTCACCACGACGCCCGAGGGCTTCAAGTTCGTTCACCAGCAGTTCGTGAAGCAACTGCGCGAGAAGCCGCACCTGCAGGGCATGTACGGCCTGGTGCAGGCGAGCACCTTCGACAACGAGCTGAACCTGCCCGACGACTACATCCCGTCGCTGATGGAGTCGTACCCCGAGCAGCTGATACGCGCGTACCTCAATGGCCAGTTCGTCAACCTGAACTCCGGGACGATCTACCACGCGTACGACAGGGTGCTGAACGCCTCGCAGGAGACGGTTCAGCCTGGCGAGCCCATCTTCGTGGGCATGGACTTCAACGTCGGCAAGATGGCCGCGGTGATCCACGTGAAGCGCCTGGGCATGCCGCATGCGGTCGACGAGATCGTGAACGCCTACGACACGCCCGACATGATCCGGCAGCTGCGCGAGCGCTTCTGGCTGTATGCCGATGGCAAGTACTCGTCGACGCGCGAGATCAGGATCTTCCCCGACGCCTCAGGTGATGGCCGCCGCTCGGTGAACGCCAGCACCACTGACCTGGCGTTACTCAAGCAGGCCGGCTTCCAGGTCATCGCGCCGGCGGCCAACCCGCCGGTGAAGGACCGCATCAACGCCATGAACGCCATGTTCTGCAACGCCGAGCAGGCGCGGCGGTACCGGGTCAATGCCGATCGCTGCCCAACTTACGCCGACAACCTCGAGCAGCAGATCTGGGACAAGAACGGCGAGCCGGACAAGAAACAAGGCAACGACCACAGCAACGACGCCGGCGGCTACTTCATCCACAAGGAATACCCGATCGTGAAGCCGATCGTCTCCACCAAACTGGGATTTGCTCGATGAACGACGTCTCCTACAAGCGGCCCGAGTACATCGAGGCCCTGGATCGCTGGAAGATGGTGCAGGACGTCTGTGCCGGCCAGCACCGTGTCGTCGATCGGCTGCCGGAGATCAACGCGCACGACACCAGCGACGAGAACAAGGCCCGCAACAAGGCCTATCGCGAGCGTGCCGTCTACAAGAACGCTACCGGACATACGCGTAACGGGCTGATCGGCCTATCGTTCCACAAGGACCCTACGCTGAAGGTACCCAAGAAGCTGGAGTACCTGCAGGACAACGCCAACGGCGCCGGCATCAGCATTTACCAGCAGTCCCAGGCCTCGCTCGAGCGAATTCTGGAGACCGGCCGCCACGGCCTGTATGTGGACTACCACAGCGACGACGGTGCCGGCGGGCACGCGGTGATCCTCACCTATTCGGCCGAGGACGTCATCAACTGGCGCACCGGCATGGTGAATGGCCACCTGGTGCTGACGATGATCGTGCTGCGCGAGAGCAAGGAAGAGGAAGACGGTTTCGGGGTGAAGATCACCGAGCAGTTCCGCGAACTCGCCCTTGAGGCCGAGGGCTTCGTTTGCCGCGTCTGGCAGCGCAAGGGGCCGCGAGGCGGTGGGCCGCTCGAGGTGGTTGAGACTCACGCTCCCATGACGCCCGCCGGCCGGCTGAAGGAGATTCCCTTCACCTTCATCGGCGCCCAAAACAACGACCCTAGCGTCGACGAGTCGCCGCTATACGACATCGCGGTGATCAACCTGGGTCATTACCGCAACAGCGCCGACTATGAGGACAGCGTTTTCTGGTGCGGCCAGGCGCAGCCCTGGATCAGTGGCGTCGACGATCAGTGGCTCAAGATGGCCAGGGACGAGGGCGTCTATGTCGGGTCGCGATCGCCTATTCCGGTGCCCAGCGGCGGCCAGTTCGGTTTCGCGCAGCCGCAGCCCAACACGCTGGTGAAGGAGGCAATGGCCGACAAGAACCAGATGATGATCGAGCTGGGCGCGCGCATGGTGATGGCATCGATCGCGGCCAAGACGGCTACCGAAAGCCGCGGGGACCAGTCGGCCGCTACCTCGGTGCTCGCCATCTGCGTGGCCAACATCAGCGAGGCCTACACCCGGGCGCTGATGTGGTGCGCTCAGTACATGGGCGTGAGCGAGAACGTCGCCTACCAGGTGAATCAGGAATTCGTAGAACTCGCTGCCGATCCGCAGATGATCACGGCGCTGGTGCAGCTCTGGCAGCAGGGCGGCTTCGCCAAGGTCGACCTCCGTGCCTACCTGCGGCGCATGGGGCTGATCGCGCCAGAGCGCACCGACCAGCAGATCGACAACGAACTGGCCGAGCAGTCGGACGGCCTGAACCTCGACAACGTGGAGAACGGCAATGGCGGTCAACCAGGCGCTGTTTGACGCCACGATTCGGCATGCGGTCTTTCTGGAGCAGCTGAAGTCGGGAGAGGTGGCCAAGTTCAGCCCGTTCCTGAAGGAGATCGACCAGACGATCCGCAACCAGCTGACGCAGACCGACCTGACCGACTACAACCAGCGGCGCTTGCAGCGGCTGCTGGACGAGGTGGACAGCCTGCTGCTGGCCATCTTCCAGCGCTACTCCGACCAGCTGATGCTCGACCTGATCGACATCGCCATGTACGAGGCGCAGTTCGAGGCTTCGTCGCTGACCCGGGCGGCGCCGGTAGGCATCACCTTCGACGCGGCGGTACCAGGCGTTGCTGCAGTGCGGGCGGCGGTGCTGAGCAGCCCGCTCAGCGTTCGCGGTACGGACGGCGGCAAGCTGCTGAAGGCGTTCATCAAGAGCTGGACGAATGCAGAGCGTGAGCGCGTAGCCGGCGCCATTCGCCAGGGTTTCTTCGAGGGGCAGACGAACTTCCAGGTGATCCGCAATATTCGTGGTACGGCAGCCGCTGGATACCGTGACGGCATCCTGGCTACCACCAACCGAAACGCCGCGACGGTGGCGCACACAGCCATTCAGCACGTGGCCGCGCAGGCCCGCATGGAGACCATCAAGGCCAATCCCGATGTGGTGCGGGAGGTGGAAATGGTCGCCACCCTGGATAGCAAGACTTCGCAGACCTGCAGGTCGATGGACAAGCGCCGTTTCCCGGTCAACTCCGGGCCGCGGCCACCGTTTCACCCGAACTGCCGCACCACCTTCGTCCCGGTGACTGACTGGAGCGAGATGTTCAGCGAGGGCGCCACCCGGGCGGCGATCGGCGACAACGGCGCCGGCCAGGTCGCCGCCAGCCTGAGCTACTACAGCTGGCTCAAGCGGCAGCCGGCGGCATTTCAGGATCAGGCTCTGGGGCCGACGCGCGGGAAGCTGTTCCGTGAGGGCGGGCTGACGCTCGAGCGCTTCAGCGAGCTGCAGCTTGATCGCAATTTCCGGCCGCTGACGCTGGAACAGATGAAAGGGCTGGAGCCGCTGGCGTTCGAGCGTGCAGGGATTTAGCGAGCTTGTAAGCACAGATTTGATGTTGCTATAACCAATTCTCTAAACAACGGAGTGTGGTTATGAGCAGTTACGATCGGCCGGATTTCACGCGTCATGTCGTGTTCAAAGCAGCTACGGAAGAGGAGTTGCTCTCCTGTCTAGAGAATATTCCGGGGTACGATCTGGAACCTATTAGGGGAACTGGCAGAAGCTTTTCGCCTGATCAGAAGTTCCTTCTTCGTTCGACAGCTGGCCAAGAGATCATGGTTATCCACCAAGATGGCGAACGCTATGCTGAGACGTCGAACGTATTTGGACAGGATGGCCAGGATCAACCTACCCCCATTCTCAAAGACGAAGTGGTGAAGTTGAGTAAGGCTTGCGCAAAAGTGGCGGGGCTTTCAGCAACACCGACCCTTTCAAACCATGACATCCAATTGAGCCGCACGGATTTAGATGAATAGACCGCGCGATAAAACTTTCAACAGAACCCGCTTCGGCGGGTTTTTTTATGCCCGCAAGGCGGGCCAACAAGCCCAAGGGGTGAGCAACGTGGACGAAAACCAAATCGACCTGGAAAACCCGGCCGTCAAGGACGCCATCGCAGCAGCCGTCAGCGAGGCCACCACTGGCCTGAAGAGCAAGAACAGCGAGCTGCTCGGCAAGCTGAAAGACACCAGCGGCAAGCTGCAGCAGTTCGAGTCGCAGTTCGAAGGCATCGACATCGACGCTGTGAAAGGGCTGCTGAGCAAGGCTGGCCAGGACGAAGAAACCAAATTGCTCACCGAGGGCAAGGTCGACGAGGTGTTCAACCGCCGCACCGAGCGCCTGCGTGGCGAGCACGACAAACAACTAGGTGCGCTGGCCAAGCGCGCCGAGAAGGCTGAGGCGTTCGCTGCGAAGTTCCAGGGCAAGGTCCTGGGTGACGCAGTGCGCGGTGCAGCACTGAAGGCCGGCGCGCTGCCGGAAGCAACCGACGACATCATCCTGCGCGCGAAGGGCGTTTTCTCCCTGAGCGAAGAGGGTGAGGCCGTAGCTGTAGACGAGGATGGCCAGGTCATCCTCGGCAAGGATGGCAAGACCCCACTCACGCCCCTGGAATGGGCGGAATCCCTGCGCGAAAGCGCACCTCACCTGTGGCCAAGGGCTTCGGGTACACAAGCCCCGGGCGGGGGCGGCGGCCAGGCTGCACTCAAGCGCTCCGAAATGAACGCCGCACAGAAGCGCGATTACCAGCGCAAGCACGGCCAAACCGCATACCTGCAATTGCCCAAGTGAGGTAACCCATGGCAACTACCGTCAACAGCGACCTGATCATCTACAACGATGAGGCGCAGACCGCCTACCTGGAGCGTGTCCAGGACAACCTGGATGTGTTCAACGCATCCTCGAACGGCGCCATCGTGCTCGACAACGAGCTGATCGAAGGCGACTTCCGCAAGCGTGCCTTCTACAAGCTGAACGGCTCGCTGGAACACCGCGACGTCAACTCCGACGCCAAGGTAACCGGCAAGAAGATCGCCGCCGGCGAAGCGGTAGGCGTGAAGGCCCCCTGGAAGTACGGCCCGTACCAGACCACCGAGGAGGCGTTCAAGCGCCGCGGTCGCCCGGTCGACGAGTTCTCCCAGATCATCGGCCAGGACGTTGCCGACGCCACGCTGGAAGGCTTCATCCAGTACGCCACTGCATCGCTGCGTGCCTCGATCGGCTCGAACGCCAACATGGTGGTCGACGCGAACATCGCCACCGACGGCAAGCGCACGCTGACCCGCGGCATGCGCAAGTTCGGCGATAAGTTCGGCCGCATCGCGCTGTGGGTCATGCACTCGAGCGCCTATTTCGACATCGTCGATGAGGCGATCACCAACAAGATCTACGAAGAAGCGGGCGTGGTGATCTACGGCGGCCTGCCGGGCACCCTCGGCAAGCCGGTGTTGGTCACTGACACCGCGCCGGCTGACGTGATCTTCGGTCTGGTCAGCAACGCTGTTGTGATCACCGAGTCGCAGGCGCCGGGCTTCCGTTCCTACGACATCAACGACGAAGAGAACCTGGCGATCGGCTACCGCGCCGAGGGTGTGGTGAACATCGACGTGCTGGGTTACAGCTGGAACGAGACCGCCGGGGGCGCGAACCCGACCCTGGCGGCCGTAGGCTCGGCTGCCAACTGGAAGAAGCACGCGAACAGCGACAAGGTCACTGCCGGCGTGATGATCAACCTGGTGGACGCCCCGGCCGCTGGCGGCTGATTGCTGGCACCTCCTTCCAACCATCTGCGCGGCCTGGGGTTACCAGGCCGCCCTGGAGAGCATCATGGAACTGATTTACACCAAGCAGCGCAGCGGCTTCGAGCAGGGCAAGTCGTATCGCCACCCGGATCTCTTCCGCGCCGTCGAGCGCGGCGTGAAGAAGGTGGTCATCGTCGGCGACTACCCGGACATCGAAGCGGCGTACAAAGCGGTGAATGTCGACGTCGAGGTACTGAGCGGCAATACTGCCGAGACGCAGCCTGAAACTGACCCGCACAAGATGAAGAAGGCAGACCTGCAGGCCTGGCTAACCGCCCAGAGCATCCAGTTTGACCCTGCAGCCAATGTGCCTGACCTGAAAGCGCTTATCCCACCAGCGAGCTGAAATCATGGCCCTGATCACCGAGGACGGCACCGGCAAGTCTGACGCCGAGAGCTACGCCACTGCGGCAGAACTTGCCAGCTACGCGGCTAAGTTTGGCGCAACCATCCCCGCCGATGAGGCTGTGCTGGAAGCGCTGCTGCGCCGCGCCGCCCTGGCGATGCAGGCCATGACCTGGAAGGGCAAGAAGACCAGCAGCGAACAGGCCCTGGCCTGGCCGCGGCGTGGTGTTCATCTGGATGGCGAGAACAAGCCATCCAACTATTTACCGGCGCGGATCCAGTACGGGCAGATGGCCCTGGCTGTGGAGATTCACGCCGACGATATCGACCCGCCCGGGCAGCGCAAGGGGGCAATCGTGCGGGAGAAGATCGAGGGCGCTGTCGAACGGCAGTATGCCGAGATCCCCAACAGCAGCCAGCGCCTGTTGCCGGCGGCGCCGGATCGGCCGAGCGCTACACAGTTTGCGGACTACCTCGAACGCCGGGGCCTGTTCGCCATACGATCATGATGCGGGTCGCCCAGCATCGGAGCTTTACACCTGGAGTGCATATGGCCAACTTCTACGACGAGATGGCCACGATGGCCCAGCAGATGATCACCGAGTACGGCCAAACCGTGACGCTGCGCAATCTGCAGCGGGGCGAGTACAACCCGGATGCCAGTGCGCCCGCGCCGCCAGTTGCTGTCGAGCAGGATGTTCAGGGGCTGCTGCTTGAGTACACCGGCCGCGAGTTCGAGGCTTCGTCCCTGATCCTCACGGGTGACAAGAAGCTGAAGATCCCTGCCCAAGGGCTCGCCTGGGTGCCCGCGCTTGGCTCCAAAGCGGTGATTCAGGGAGTGGAGTGGTCCATCGTTCCCCCGGTGAAAGAGATCAACCCGGCCGGCACGCCCATTCTGTATGAACTGCAGGTGCGGCGTTGAGCCGCCAGGGCAGCTTCGCGCTGGACGTGCGAGCGTTCGCGGAGCAGGCCCAGGCCGCGCTGAACACGACAGTGCGGGAAATCATCATCGAGCTGGGCAGCAGCGTTATCCGCATGTCGCCGGTCGGCAACCCCGAGATCTGGGCCGCCAACGTGGCCTTTCGAGACCAGGCCCGGGCGTCAGCCGACGAGTACGACTTCAAGGTGGCCGTGCGCAACACGCTGACCAACCTCACCGAGTCGAATTTCAACAATAACGGCAAGCTCAAGCGCGGCGTGAAGTTGGCGAAGCCGCTGACCAAGGCGGAGCGCGAACAGAACTTCAACGTCAATGGCCTAGTGTCGGGCCGCGATTACGTCGGTGGTCGTTTCCGCGGCAACTGGCAGTTCTCGATCGAGACGCCCGCCCAGGGCATGCTCGATCAGCCTGACCCGGCCGGCAACGTCACCCTGGCCAAGCTGAAGCTCCAGGTGGAGCAGATGACCGCGGGACAAGTCGCGTTCATCGTGAACAACCTGCCGTATGCCATCCCACTGGAATATGGGCATAGCACCCAGGCGCCGAACGGTATGGTGCGGATCACCGTCGAGCGCTTCCAGCAGATCGTCGACGCGGCAGCAAGGAATAACCAGCTATGAGCCACCAGAACATCCAGCAGCTCTTCGAGAAGGGCCTGCAGCAGTGGGCGCAGGGCGAGGGGCTGACAATCGCCTATCCCAACGTTCAGTTCGAGCCGCCGGCCGCCGCATACTTGCGCTGTTTCACGCTGCCGGCGGACACGGCCAGCAACGACCTGGCCGGCGATCACGAGCTGCTCACCGGCGTGTTCCAGGTCAGTGTCGTCATGCAGGCTGGGGCAGGTACCGACGTGGCAGGGCGAGTATGCGAAGGCCTGAAAGGGCATTTCCCCATTTACAGCTACCTGCAGCGTGATGCCTTCAAGGTCCAGGTCATGAGCAAGCCCCAGCGCGGGCCGCTGATCCAGGGCGATGGAGAGGCGACAGTGCCGATCAGCATCAGCTACCGCGCCGACACCTTCTGAATTGCCCGCTTGGGCACCCACTGAACCCGCCTTGAGCGGGTTCTTTCATTTCTGCATGAGGAAAACCCAATGGCAGCGAAACTTCCCAACGGCGCAATCATGAGCATCGCATCCGGCTACGCGCTGGCGATCGCTGTGACCGCTATCAGCAACGCGGCGGTGGCAGTGGCCACCGCCGAGGGCCACGGCCTGCAGGAAGGTCAGATCGTCAAACTCGTATCTGGCTGGAGTGCCATCAACGGCCGTGCCGCCAAAGTAGGCGAGGTGACCGCCGATACCTTCCAGCTGCTTGGCTTCGACACCACCGACGACCAGCGCTTTCCTGCTGGAGGTGGCGCAGGCGCGGTGCGTCATGTCACTGGCTGGCAGCAGATCCAGCAGGTGATGAACCCCAGCACCTCTGGCGGTGAGCAGCAGTTCACCCAGTACCAATTCCTCGAGGACGATGACCAGCGACAGCTTCCGACTGTGCGCAGCGCGCAGAGCATCGCAATCCCGATCGCCGATGACGTAGATCTGCCTCACTGGGCTGTCATCGAGGCCGCTGATCGCCGCCGCGAACTGGAAGTGTGCCGCCTGGTGCTGCGCGACCGCAGCGAGATCTACTACAACGGCTACATCTCGGTCAGCGATACGCCGACCCTGCAGGTTAACGAGGTGATGGCTCGCACCATGACGATCGCCCTGGACGGACGCCCGACTCGTTACAAGGCGGCTGCGTAAGCCATGGCCAAGAAGTTCTCCATCAGCCAAGCGCCGGCTTTTGCCGGCGCTGTACCCATTCCGCGCATTGGCGGTGATGCTGTCAGTGTCCCATTCACCTTCCGTTATCTGGATCGCGAGACGCTTGCCCAGCTCTACAGCGAATGGGGCGAGCAGCAGCGCGAACTGGCCGCCCGCGCTGATCAACTGAGCCTGCCCGAGTTCACGTCAGCTCAGATCGACCTGCAGGTCGGCCAGATCAAGCAGGTCGTCGAGGCCTGGGGCTTCGATGAGGCCTTCGACGACGTGCACATTCGCGCGCTGGTGGCATCTGCCCGCACAGTGCCTGAAGCGATCCTCGCCGTGTATGCCCGCGCGTACGAAGAGTCGCGCCTGGGAAACTGAGGAACGCCGCGGCCAGCCTTTACGCCTACCACGATCACTCCGAGGAGCATCTGTCGCAGTTCGGTCTGTCGCCAGATGACTTCGATGAAGAGGAAGAAGAGGTCGAGGTCTGGCCGTGTTCCTGGCCCGCGTTCCGGGTGTTTGAAGCACTCAGCACACAGTGGCGGGTAGGTGTCAGGGGCGCCACTGGCCTGGATTACACCGCGCTCCCCATCACCGCTCGCATGCTTGGCATTGCGGCGCGCAGTGTGTTCGATGACATCCGGGTGATGGAAGCCGCGGCGCTCAAGCAGATATCTCAATCAGGACAAAGCCAATGACCACGTTCGCTCAGCTGGGTATTCAGGTCGACTCCAGCCCGGCCGCGAAGGCGGCAGACGACCTCGATCGTCTGGTCGACTCGGCGGAAGGTGCCGAGCAAGCGATCGACAATCTCTCCGATGCCAACAAAGGCCTGGAGCAGTCGAGCAAAGGCGTTTCGAATGCAGAGTCGGCCGCGGCCGCGACTGCTGAGAAATCAGCAGCTGCCCGTGAGCGCCAAGCGTCTGCAGCCCGCAAGGTTACCGAGAGCGCGGCCAGCGAAATCGCCGTGATCAGCCGTATGGAGAAGGCCTTCGAAGGCAATCTCTCCAGCATCGAGCAGATCATCCAGGCCGAGGGGCTGCTCGAGCAGGCGCGTAAAGCCGGTCTGGTCACGGCCGAAGACCAGGTGAAGTATCAAGACCGGCTTGGGGCCGGCTATGACAGGCTGCAGAAGGCCGAAGCGAAGGAGGCCGCCGAGAAGGAACGTGCGGTCGCGGCGCAGAACCGTCAGATCGAAGCGCTCAAACGCACGGTCAACAGCATTGACCCGGTGACGGCCAAGCTGGCGAGACTGGAGGCGCAGGAAAAAGCGCTGAATGATGCCCTGGCCCGGGGTGTAATCACCAATGACCAGTACGCCTCGTCCATGGCCAAGATCGGCGCTGGTCGCGCCGAAGTCCAGAAGACTGGCGGTGCCCTCAGCCAGCTCGGCCTGAACAGTCGCCAGGCGCGCGAGGACGTGCTGCAACTTGGAAACGCCGTAGCGTCAGGCAACTGGGGCACTGCAGCGAATAACATCGCCCAGATCGCCTCTGGCGCGCGCGAAGGTTCGGCAGGCCTGCTGGCTGTCGCGTTGCCGATAGGCATCGTTGCAGGTGCCGTCGGCGCGCTTGGCGCTGCGTACTACCAGGGCGACAAGGAACAGCGCGAGTTCAACAAGAGCCTGGTGCTGACCGGCAACTATGCAGGCATCAGCGCCTCAGGCCTTTCCGACATGGCCCGCCAGGTGAGCAGCACCGTCGGCACCACTGGCGCCGCCGCCAGTGTGCTGGCGAGCATGGCTGCTGGCGGCAAGATCGCCGGCGACAGTTTCATTGAGGTCGCAGAGGCCGCATTGAGCATGGAGCAGGCCACCGGTACAGCGGTTGAGAAGACCGTGGCGGAGTTCGCCAAGCTCGCTGACGATCCCGTGCGCGCTTCGAAGGAGCTGAACGAGCAATACAACTACCTGACCGCGTCGGTTTACTCGCAGATCATTGCTCTGGAGAAGCAGGGCGATCACGTGGGGGCAGTGAAGCTTGCCACCGACACCTATGCCGACACCGTCAAATCAAGGGCGGCGGAGATCACCCAGGATCTGGGCCTGATCGAGCGCGCCTGGCTGAGCGTGCGTAACGTGGCTGCTGGAGCCTGGGATAGCGCTAAGGACGTAGGTCGGTTCGATATCGATGATCAGATCGCTGACGTCGAGCGGCGGATCGCGCAGGTCAACCAGGGTGGGTTCGGGCTCTTCAACGATGCCGATACCAGCCGGGCGCGATTGCTTGAGCAGTTGGACATGCTCAAGGAACAGCGGAAGGCCAAGGCTGACATCGCTGCCTATGACCGCGAGCAGGCGGTTATCCAGCGCGAGGCTATAGACGCGATCGCCAAGGTCGACGCCTTGACCAAATCGAGCTGGACGAACGAGCAGAAGCGCACCGAGGCAGTCAAGGAATACCGCAAGCAGCTCGAGGACATCAGGAAGGCGAACCCCAACGATGCCCGGCTGGAGCAATCCGCGGTAGATCGCAACATCCGCAACATCAACAGCCGATTCAAGGACACCGCAACCGGTTCTGCACCAGATACGCGTGCTGCCAATGAGGTGAAGAACCAGCTGTCCCAGGTGGTCGGCTACTACCGCAACGCACAGAAGGAACTGGAGGCCTCGCAGCGAGCTGGTGTCATTTCGCAGGAGAGCTACGCCGAGCAACGCATGGCGATCATCAAGCAGGAGCGTGAGGAGATCGTGGCGGCCTACGGCCGTGAGATCGCTGCACTGGAAGAAGCGCGGAACAAGCAGGGCGTTACCGCTGCGCAGCGCATCCAGCTTGATCAGCGTGTGGCTACCGCGCGCAGCAACATGGTGAAGGCTCAGCAGGACGCCGAGTCGCAACTGAATCAGATCTCACTCAGCGAGCAGGGGCGGCTGGCGCGCCAGGAACAGGCCGTTTTGCGGTACACGATGGCGCTGCAGGCGCAGGTCGATGCGCTACGGCAGCAGGGTGAGCGTGCCGCTGCTGGCGTCGGCATGGGCTCGCGAGACCGTGCCCAGTTCGAGCAGCTGAACGCGTTGCAGGACCGCTACAACCAGCAGCTGATGGAGCTGGACAATCAGCGGGCTGACCCGTCGCGGCAAATGTCCGAGCAGGAATACCAGCGCCGCCTGGCTGCGCTGAAAGCCTCGCACAGCGATATGCGCGACACGGTGGTCGCCAACTATGACGCGATCTCCGCGGCTGAGGGCGATTGGCAGAACGGCGCCAAGGCAGCCTGGGCGGACTACCTGGATAGCGCGAGCAACGTCGCGGGCATGACCCAGGATCTTTTCAGCAACGGCTTCCGCTCGATGGAGGACGCTGTGGTGCAGTTCGCCATGACCGGCAAGCTGTCCTTCGCTGACTTCACGCGTAGCGTTCTGGCGGATATGGCGAGGATCGCAGCGCGCCAGGCTGCTTCAAACCTGCTGGGGAGCGTGGTGAGCATCGGCATGTCTGCTGCTGGCAGCTACTTTGGCGGCGGTGCCGCTGTTTCTGCTGGCTCGACGCAGGCCGGCTATACCGGTACCGACTTCAGCAACTGGGCAGCGGCCCAGGCCAAGGGTGGTGCTTGGGCATCCGGTGCCCAGTTCTTCGCCAAGGGTGGTGCCTTTACTAACTCGGTTGTTTCCCAGCCGACGGCGTTCGGCATGGCCGGCGGCAAGGCGGGCGTGATGGGTGAGGCCGGCCCTGAAGCGATTGTTCCGCTGGCGCGTGCTGCTGATGGTTCATTGGGAGTTCGCAGCCTTGGGGCTGGAGGCAGCATGACGACGATGCAAATCTCCTCTCCGGTCTCCATCATGATGGATGACCGTAGCTCGGAGGGCATGGAGCTCGATCAGCAGGCGCTGGCCGCCAACATGCAGCGAGAAGTGAAGGTCGCCGCTGAGCGCGCTGTGGCCGAGAGCTGGCGCCCGGGCGGCGTGAGCTATCGCAATGCACAGGGGAGAGGTTGATGGCGATCGAAACATTCACCTGGAACACCGAGGCAGGTGCGGACGGCGATGTCGCTTTCCGCCAGCGCTCTACCCAGTTCGGTGATGGCTATCGCCAGGTAGCAGGGGACGGCCTGAACAACGAAAGCCAGTCCTGGCCGATCTCCCATGTGTCGATGAAGCCTATAGCGCTGGAAGTGACTGCGTTCCTGCGTAGGCATGCCAACGGCAAGGCCTTCCTCTGGACGCCGCCACTCGGTGTGCTGGGGCTCTACACCTGCGCCGGATTCAAACCGGTGAACCTGGGCGGCCAGGTCTGGCGCATCACAGCTACCTTTGAAACGGCGTACCACCCATGAGCCTCAATCACAGCGTGCAGACGCTCGAGCCGGGTAGCGAGATAACTCTCTTCGAGCTGGACGGCACTGAATACGGCGCCGACGTGCTGCGCTTTCATGGCCATGCTATCCCGCACACCGCTGCAGAGCTGGCCGCTGCGGGCGCTGCAGCCGATCAGCTGCCCGCCAAGTCGATCTGGTGGCAGGGCAATGAGTACCACGCTTGGCCGGTACAACTGGAGGGTGTGGAGGCGAACAGCGACGGAACCGCCGTGCGACCGACGTTCTCCGCCGGCAACATTGACGGCAGGCTGACGGCGCTATGCCTAGCTTTCGATGACCTCGCCGACTTCCGGCTGATCGAGCGCAAGACTCTCGCCCAGTACTTGGATGCGATCAACTTCCCCGAGGGTAACGCGGATGCTGACCCGACCCAGGAAGCTCAGGAGATCTGGTACTTCGACCAGAAGGCCAGCGAGGATGGCGAGCTGGTGTCTTGGGAGCTGGCCAGCCCGGGCGACGTCGGCGGAGAGTCGATCGGTCGACAGATGACGACCCTTTGCCACTGGGCGATGACGGGCGGCTACCGCGGGCCGAACTGCGGCTACACCGGCCCGTACGTGGATATCGACGGCAACCCCACGGATGACCCCGAGCGCGACGAGTGCGACGGCTGCCTCGGCACGGGCTGTATTCCAAGGTTCGGCGAGAACAACGAACTCCCGCACGGCGGCATGCCGGGCGTATCTCTGATCGCGCGGAGCTGATCATGCGAAAACACATTCTTGCCGCCGTGCAGCAGCACGCCGCGGCGCAGTACCCGCGCGAGTGCTGCGGGCTGGTCGTGCAGGTTGGGCGAGCACATCGATACGTGCGGTGTGAAAACACCGCTGCCGAGCCTGGCGAGGAATTCCGCATTGCGCCTGAAGCCTATGCGGATGCCGAGGATCTCGGCGAGATCATCGCCGTAGTGCACAGCCACCCGGACGCCACCAGCAGGCCCAGCGCAGCGGACGGGGCCATGTGCAACGCCTCGGGCTTGCCGTGGTACATCCTGAGCTGGCCGGAGGGCGACCTGCGGCTGCTCGAGCCTGTCGACCAGGTGCCGCTGCTCGGCCGCCCCTTCGTACACGGCGTGCAGGACTGCTGGCAGATCTGCGCTGACTGGTTCACCCGGGCGCATGGTCTGTCGTTTCCTCGCTACCAGCGCGAGGATGGTTGGTGGGAGCAGGCCGATGGCCCGAGCCACTATGAAGACCTGTACGAGGCTGCCGGCTTCGTTCGGGTCGACGTCCCGCAGCGTGGCGATCTGATCATCATGAGCATTGGCCGCACGGCGCACCCGAATCATGCTGGCATTTTTCTGGGCGACGACCCGTCGCTGCCGGGGGAAGAAGCGAAGGTGTACGGCGCTGGGCCGTTCCTGCTGCACCATCTGTATGGGCGGCCAAGCGAGATCATCGTATTCGGTGGCCCTTGGTGGGAACGGACTCGATTTATCTTGCGCCATCCTAAAGTTTTGCAGCCCTAGTAGCTGGGTTTCAGTGATAGTCCCGCGCTGATAAAGTGCGGTCTTTCTCAGGGAGGGTGACTCATGCGTGTTTTAGTCGTAGTAACTGCGCTGGCAGTCCTGACGGGCTGTCTCGAAAAGGAAGAAAAAAATAGAGAATTGGAAGAGGCAACTAGCCATCTTCTGTCAGTTCCGATCGCTACGAATTCTCCAGACGCGACGGTCAAATCTTGGTGGGCTGTCAAGGATGCTGAGTTATTGCTGACTGCAGAAATTTGCCGAGAATATGCAAGAATGAAAATTCCGGTTGCCGAAAAACTCGCAAAGCTCAAAGCCGAAACCTTTTCCACTGCCCAAGACTGCAGTGCGGGAAATCTGAAGTTTGAACGTAGAATTGAAAAGGTTGAAGTGGAGTCCGAAACTAGGGCTGTTGTCGCAGCCTTGATAAGAAACACCACTCCACCAGACTCTGGCGCTGTCTTGGGTGATAAAGATCGGATTATGAAAGAGTCCGGTGAAAAATTTCGTTATATCCTCGAGAGGACTGATTCGAATGCCGGGTGGGGCATATCGGTCATTGAAAGCTTTCCATCTTATGCACGTGACTGGGAACCCGCGTATCCGCCGCGAGAACCGTCAAACCATGTATATGTTTTCGGTAATTACCAATAGCTTGTATCGAAATTGCGACTCGAACCGCCTCCGGGCGGTTTTTTATTGCCCGGAGGAAAGCATGGCAGCATCAGTTCTGCATTACACCCCGATGACTACCATCAAGCTATCTGGCTCTCTGGCCCGCAAGTTTGGTCGTGTGCACCGCTACCTCCTCGGCACCGGCGACGTTCGCGAGGCCATCAAGGCGATAGACGCTAATCACCCTGGCTTTGCCAAGGAACTGGCCGAGTCACATACCCGGGGCTTGGAGTACGCCATATTCCGCAATCGTCGGAATATCGGTAAGCAAGCGCTGGAAATGGGTGGTGCGCACGAAATCCGCATTGTGCCCGTGCTGCGCGGCAGCAAGCGTGGCGGGGTGCTGCAGACCGTCCTGGGGGTGGTCCTTATAGTCGTCGGCGCGATGACTTCGTGGGCGGGTGGTACAAACCTGATGTTCCTTGGCGCGTCGCTTGTGGCTGGCGGTGTCATCCAGATGATGAGCCCGCAGGCCGGCGGCCTGAAGCAGTCTGCGGCTCCAGATAACCAGCCCTCGTATGCCTTTGGCAGCGCACGCAACACCACGGCCAGCGGAAACCCCGTCCCTTTCTGTGCCGGCGACCGGCGATGGGGTGGCGCAATCATCAGCGCTGGTATCTACGCTGAAGACCAGATGTAACGCCTCATCCAAACAGAAGCCCGCCGTGTGCGGGCATTTTTATGCCTGGGAGAAAGCAGCATGGGCGCAGCGCGCGAAGCCGTAGTCGGCGATCATCTTGAGCTGAGCGGCCGTAAAGGCGGCGAGAGCAAGCCGAAATCGCCTTATGAGGCCCCGGACAATCTTCAGTCCACGGCAACGGCCAAGATCCTGATCGCGGTGGGCGAGGGCGAGTTCGAGGGCACCCCTACCGCGCAAAACATCTTCCTGGACAATACGCCGCTGGCCGATGCCGCTGGCAACCTCAACTTTCCAGGCGTGCGCTGGGAGTGGCGCCCAGGCTCTGTCGAGCAGAGTCATATTCCGGGCATCCCTAACGTCGAGAACGAGACGACGGTGAACGTCGAGCTGCGCTCCGACACGGCCTTCGTGCGCGCGCTGAGCAATACCCAGCTTTCCGCGGTGCGCCTGCGGTTCGCATGGCCAGCGCTGCAGCGGCAGGACAGCGAGGGCAACCTGGGTGGCTACCGCATCGAGTATGCGGTGGACGTGGCCACCGACGGCGGCGCGTATGTCGAGGCACTGCGCGAAGCAGTCGATGGCAAGACCACCACCCGTTACGAGCGCTCTCGCCGGATCGATTTGCCGAAGGCTGAAACCGGCTGGCAGTTGCGCGTTCGCAGGCTGACCGCCAACCAGAACAACAACCGTATCGCCGACACCATGATCATCGCCGGCCTGTCCGAGGTGATCGACGCGAAGCTGCGGTACCCGAACACCGCTCTGCTGTTCATTGAGTTCAGCGCCGAGCAGTTCACCAACATTCCGGCGGTGACCGTGAAGTGCAAGGCGCGCAAGTTCCAAGTGCCGAGCAACTACGACTCCGAAACCCGCACCTACAGCGGCGTGTGGGATGGCACCTTCAAGAACGCCTGGACGAACAACCCGGCGTGGATCACCTACGGCCTCTGCGTGAACGACCGTTTCGGCCTGGGCCGGCGTATCAAGCCGTGGATGGTCGACAAGTGGGAGCTGTACCGCATCGCCCAGTACTGCGATCAGCTGGTCGACGACGGCAAGGGCGGGCAGGAACCGCGCTTTCTGTGCGACCTGAACCTGCAGGCGAAGGCTGAAGCCTGGGTGCTGCTGCGTGACATCGCGGCGATCTACCGCGGCATGACGTATTGGTCGCAGGGCCAGCTCATGAGCCAGGCCGATATGCCGCGCGAGACCGACTTCGACTACGTGTTCACCCGCGGCAATGTGGTCGACGGCAAGTTCACCTATGGCAGCGGTTCCGCACGCACGCGCTACAGCCGGGCGCTGGTGAGCTTCGATAACCCGGACAACAACTACGACACCGACGTGGTGCCCGTCACCGACAAGCGCCTGCAGCGCCGCTATGGCGACCGCCCCGTAGAGCTGTCGGCGATTGGCTGCACCAGGCAGAGCGAAGCTCAGCGCCGCGGCAAATGGGTGCTGCTGACCAACACCCAGGACAGAACGGTGAACTTCAAGACCGGCATGGAGGGTCGCATTCCGCTGCCGGGTTACGTGATCCCGGTGGCTGACTCGCTGCTGGCCGGCCGCGAGATCGGCGGGCGTATCGCGGCAGTCGCTGGCCGCGTGATCACGCTGGATCGTGATACCCAGGTCAAGCCGGGCGACCGGCTGATCCTCAACCTGCCGAGCGGCAAGGCTGAAGGCCGGACTGTGCGCCTGGTCGCCGGCCGCCATGTGACGGTGACCACCGACTACAGCGAGGTGCCCGCGCCGCAACTGGTGTGGGCGATCGATGCTGACGACCTGCGCATTCAGCTGTACCGGGTGATGAAGGTGGCGCGCGATACCGACGGCAACTACACCATCGACGCGCTGCAGTACGAGCCGACCAAGTTCGACGCGATCGACACCGGCGCCCGGCTGGAAACCCGGCCGATCAGCGTGGTGCCTATCAGCAGCATCGAGGCACCGGCCAGCGTGGCCATCACGGCGTTTCACAGCCTCGACCAGGGCATCGCCATCAACACGATGACGATCGCCTGGCCAAGCGTGTCGGGCGCCGTGGCGTACGACGTCGAGTGGCGCAAGGATTCGGGCAACTGGATCCGCTTACCGCGCACCGGCGCGCTGAGCGTCGACGTGGTCGGCATCTACACCGGCGGCTACGTCGCCCGGGTGCGCGCCGTCAGCGCTTGGGAGGTATCGTCGATCTGGCGCGAGTCGATGCAGACTCAGCTCGAGGGCAAGACCGGCGCGCCGCCGGCGCTGGCTTCGCTGGCCACAACGCCGCTGATCTTCGGCATCGGTCTGAAATGGCTGTTCCCCGAAGGCGTAGAGGACACCCAGCGCACCGAAGTCGAGTACGCCAACAACGCCACAGGCCAGAACGCGCTGAAGCTGGGCGACTTCGCCTACCCGCAGAGCGAGCACGAGCTGCATGGCCTGGCCGCCGGTGTGCGCTTCTGGTTCCGCGCCCGGCTGGTCGACCGCACCGGCAACGTCGGGGCCTGGACGGCTTGGGTCGAGGGCATCAGCAGCACCGATGTCAGCGCCTACGACGCCTACTTCGCCGGCAAGATCAACCGCACGGCGCTCGGCCAGTACCTGGGCGAGAAGATCGACCTCATCGACGAGCTGGAGCGGGAGATCGGCGAGCTCTCTGACGCGCTGGCCTACGACCCGACCCAGACCTATGTCGCCGGCGACACGGTGCGTGGCGGCCCTGGCGGCCGCAGGCTGTACCAGGCGCTCGACGACGTGCCGGCCGAGACGCCACCGCCAGCCGCCGATTACTGGCTCGACATCGGCCAGGTGGTCCAGGACGCCAACGGCCTCGCGCAACAGGTGCAGAAGAACACTGCCGGCCTCAGCGAGATCGACGGCAAGGTCACCGCCCAGGCGACGTCGCTGGATTCCCTGCGCGCGGCCTGGCGCGATGACAATGCTGATGGCGACCTGGAGGGCGCGCTACAAGCATGGGACTCAACGGCGAAGTTCGCCCAAGAGGTGAAGGTTCGCGCCACGCAGAACGAGTCTCTGGTGCAGCGCCTCACCACGCTGGATAGCAAGGTGGGCGAGAACGCGGCGAGCATCACCGAGCTTGAGCGCACAGTGGCCACGGATCTGGTAGCCGTTGCCGAGCAGGTGCAGGAGCTGCAGGCCGAGGTGGGCGAGAACTCTGCCGCCGTGCAGGTGGTGGCCAAGGCTCAGGCCGACATCGAGGGTGGCCTGTCGACGATGTGGGCGGTGAAGCTGCAGGTGGCCCAGGGAGGGCTGTACGAGTGGGCCGGCTTTGGCCTCGGCATCGAGGAACAGGAGGGCGTGGTGCAGTCGACGTTCGCCATCCGCGCCAACCTGTTCTCGATCCTCAATGCCACGGGCGGCGGGGCCGTTGCGCCGTTCGTGGTACAGAACGGCCAGACGATCATCAGTAGCGCGGTGATCGGCGACGCGACCATTAGTTGGCTCAAGATCGGTGATGACGTGCAGTCCAGTGACTATGTGGCCGGCCAAAGAGGGTGGCGACTTTCCAAGGGCGGAAGTATTGAGTTCAACGGAGTGGTGTCTGGAGGAGGCCGGCTGACCGTGACGAACCAGCTAATTCAGGTCTTTGATCCCAATGGGACTCTGCGAGTTAGGCTCGGTATTTTTCCTTAAAGAGAAGAGCTATGAGACAAGGTCTTCAGATATGGGATGAAAGAGGTAATGTCAGCCTGGATGTTACGAGCCGATTAACAAGGGTAGAGGGCGAAATCAACACTGGAACCAGTAACGGGTCCTTTGTTATTCCTCTATCAACCGGGCAGCCTTTTATCGTTGTTGAGGATGACAGCCAGATATACAGAAGGAGAGGGCCAGGGGTTTGGTTGGAGGGCCGAACTATACGGTGGGAATTTAGTAGTTCGATCTATGCCCCGACACCGCGTGTTTCATACAAGATCAAATACGGGTACTTCTGATGCCGGCTGGATTGCAAGTCATAAACGATAATGGGGTGCTGCAGATAACTGAGAGTTATCGTAATTATCTGCTGTCGAACAAGGTAACCATGGTTGGCCAGCCTCGCACAGAGTTTCCGTACTACGGTAGGTTCTACGAGTTGACCGCGCCGACCGCATCAATGATTGCCTGTCAGCCTATAGATAATACCTTTGTTGCTTTACACTCAACTGTTGTAAATGGAGCTACTACCACATTCTTATTTTGCTCCCCACTGAGCGGCGCTTTGATGGGTGCTTCCGCGACCTGCATTTTCTATGTGTTCAGTTTGTTAGAAACTCCGCCTAGAGTTAATTATGGTTTGGAGGTCTATGACGCTAGTGGAAAGCTATGTTTTTCTTCTAACAGCCGTTATATGTTGCCGAGTCAGATATGGTCTAGCCGGAACTACAGGGAAGGTCTGTCTGCCATGGTTGGTCAGGGGGGATTCACCTTCTACGGCAAAGTTTTGTCGTCTTCATTCGCGAGAGCTAATTATGCTTTTGTATTTGCTGGGCCTAGCGGAGATTACGCGACTAATGTGACCTCTGACGGTGGGTCGCAATGGTATTATGATGAGGATATATTTTCCTGCATGTTGGGATGGAGGGGGCCTAATTTATTGATTGCGGAAGAGCTGGTCGGAGGTCGCAGCTTTGGCCCCGTAAACTTCCCGCCGCCTAGCAGTCAGTACTCTTACACTCAGTATTACCACATGCTTATAGACGTCAGCCGCCTGCAGTAGCTCACGATCTGAAAAAACTTTTCGAATACACCCGCCTTGAGCGGGTTTTTTATTGCCCGGAGAAACCCAATGGTCTGGTATGCAGACGGATCCATCCAAGTTGAGGCGAACGGCCAGGTGGCCACCGGCACCGGCACGGCCTTCCTGAAGAACGTGCGCATCGGTGACGGCCTCACCATCGCCGGCAGCGCCTCGATGCATGAGGTGACCAACATCGCCAGCGACACCCAGCTGACGTTCTCGCCGCCGTTCACCGGTGCAGCGGGAGCGGGCAAGCAGTACCGCATCGCGCCGATTCAGGGATATGTGAAAGAGGCTGCCGATCTGCTGCGGGCGCTGACTCAGAACCTGGGTACGTTCGCCAACAGTCCGGCGCTGCAGTCGCTAGCAGGCATCCAAGGTGCCGCAGGGCAGGGCCTTCGGTTCAAGTCCGCCGGCGAGCTTGAGGCGTTTATGCTGGGTGCTGCGGCCGCGAAGGACGTTACCACCTCTTCTACTGATGTCACGCCAGGCAGGCTTCTGAAAACAGGCGATGGCGGTTGGATGGGGGACGTCCCGGTTTCTGCGGTCACTGACATTGATGACCGCACGATGCGCGGGTGGCGGTACATCACCGGGCCCAATATACCTGGCACGCGACCCGGTTCCATCACATACGGCCATATCTTCACGGGCGGCAATACAAGCGATGCCGTCTTTCAGGAGCTCTGGGGCATCACCGGAGGTGGTGGAACCCGTGCAAGGTACTACCGACAGACATTCGCTGATCTTGCTTGGGGGCCTTGGCGTGAAATTCTGACTAACGCTAGCGTTGAAAGCGTAGCCAATGCTAATGGCAGTTATATCAAGTTTCCCGACGGTACTATGGAAGTGTGGGGTTCTTTCAGTTTTAGTGGGGGACCTACGGCGTCGGCTACTGGTGTTACTTTTCCTGCCGCCTTTGTTGGCTTCGTTAGCGGCACAAGCCCCAATATATCGCTAACTGTTAGTGCAAACTTTCCTTACGCAGACAACAACTGGACTATTCAAAGACTAAGCGCTTATGTCAGCAGCAATGCGTCATTCATGCTGGAGCGCATCTGGACGCCTGCCCAGACTGCGCTAATTACTTTTCGAGCAATAGGACGTTGGAAATGATCATTAAACTATCGCCAGTAGACTGTGCTTGGGATCTGCCTGAAGTCATCTACTCCAAAGATGCACTCACTATTAATGGTGAACTTTTTGATTTTGGGCCTTTACCAAACGGGGCAGTATTACCGTTATCGGCGATTGATTCGATATGGTTCGCGGGTGACGTGAAGAGGGAAGGCGGCGAAATAACACTGACTTTAATCCTGCCATATTCGGTCTTCCCGCTGTCCCGCGCTGTGGCATTCCCTGAACCAATCAGGGTCACCAAAGCAGGGGCAGTAAAGCTGCCGTTCGATGTTCCAGAGCCTGCCGAGGAGGTCGCGCATGTCGATTGACTGGACCCAAGTTGTAACGGCCGAGCAATCGGCAGAGACGGCGCTGAACGTCATCAAGCAGCGCATCGCTGCCGCGCGCTTTATCGCCGAGACCGCCGGCATCACCGTCGGCGGTAGGATCGTCGACACCGGCCGCGACAGTCAGGGGCTGATCACCGGTGCCGCATTCGCCGCCAGCCTCGACCCGGCCTACGTCTGTCGCTGGAAAACGCCGACGGGCTTCGTCGAGCTCGACGCCCCCACGCTGATCGCCACCGCCTCGGCTGTGCGCACGCACGTTCAAGCGTGCTTTGACCGTGAGGCCGAGCTGCTCGACGCATTGGCCGACGGCACCTTCGCCGACCCGATGCTCGAGGAGGGCTGGCCAGGTGGATCGATTCCCGAACCCGCTGCAGGTTGAGCTGCAGCCTGACCGCAAGACATGGCGCCTTCTGGCGCCATTTTCGTATCTGGACCCCGGCCAGGGCCTGCTCACGGTGCCGGCCGGCTTCAAAAGCGACTTCGCCAGCGTGCCGCGGATGCCGCTGACCTACGCCTTGTTGGGCGCCTACGGCCATGCCGCCGCCGTGCTGCATGACTGGCTGTATTCCAGCGCCACCCTGAGCCGGGCCGAATCGGATCGCGTGTTTTTCAACGCATTGCGTTCCAGCGGCATCGCCCGTTGGCGCGCTTGGCTCATGTACGCCGGCGTGCGCATCGGCGGCGGTCCTCGCTACACCACCACCTGACCCAACCGACCAACGGCCGGCACCCTTTCGGAGATACCCAATGGCTCGACTTACCGCACACGAAGCGGGCGGCGCGAACGTGCTCGCCTTTCTGGATATGCTCGCCTGGAGCGAGGGCACTGACCATCCCGGACAGCGCAGCAATGATGACGGCTATGACGTGCTCGTCGGCGGCCAGCTGTTCACCGACTACAGCAAGCACCCGCGCGTGCTTGTGGCGCTGCCGCGCTACGGAATCAAGTCCACGGCCGCCGGCCGCTATCAGTTCCTGGCTCGCACCTGGGATGCCATCGTCGATAATTACGGCTTTATCGGCCGCTTCATTCCACGCGCCCAGGATCTGGCCGCGGTGAAGCTGCTGAAGGAATGCGGCGCGCTTCCGCACATCCAGGCCGGCCGGATCAGTGAGGCCATTGCCGACGCTGCGCCGATCTGGGCCAGCCTGCCCGGCGCCGGCTATGGCCAGCGCGAGCACAAGCTGGCCAGCCTGCTGAAGATCTACGCCGACGAACGCGCCGCCGAGCCGTGCGACCAGGGCGACCTGCGGGCCATGTTCACCGCATGCGGCGGGGAGCTGGCAGCATGACCTGGCTGAAGCTGGTGCCAGCCTGGTGCTGGTGGCTGCTCGTCGTCGCCGTTGTCGGTGCTGGCCAGCAGATCCGCGTGGCCGGCCTGCAGAGCGAGCTGGATGACGAGCGCGCCGCGGCGACCGAGCAATACGGAAAGCTGGTGGCCTGCCGCGAGACCCGCGGCAACCTGCTGGTCCAGGTTGGCGAGCAGAACAGCGCCCTGGCTGATCTGCGCGCCCGTGCTACCGCTCGAGCGCAGCAAGCCGAGCAGGCCCAGGCCGGTGCCCGCCAGCAGTCCGAAGCCGACTACCAGGCGGCGAACAGGCTGCAGCAGGAACGCACCGGCGGCGACGGCTGCGCCGCGGCTACTACCGTGATCGACAAGGAGCTGGGTCTATGAGACTGATCCTGATGGCCGCGCTATTGGCGCTGGCCGGCTGTGCCGCGAAGCCACCGGCAGAGCCTGAACCGCGCATCGTGCGCGTCGAGGTGCCGATTGAGGTGCCGTGTCGCACCAAGGAGGTGGCAGTGCCGCCCTGGGCTGCTGCCGGCCTGAAGTCTGGCGATAGCCTAGAGGTGAAGGTGAGGGCGCTGCTTGCTGAGCGCCGCCAGCGGATCGGATATGAGCGGGAGCTGCTGGCGGCTAGTGCTGCTTGCCGTTGAGACATGCTGCATTATTTGACCGCTACTAGCTGTTGTTACTCTATTCTCTGGGTGTCAATGCGCCATTATGAAGAGTCCGAGCCGCTGCTAGTGGATTAAAGCTGAAATGCTGGATAAATATCCACTATGTCAATGCGGTGGCGCCAATTCTGCGTTAATCTCCAGGTGAGCCTTTCATAGGGGAGGGCTGCGCCGGTGTGTGCTGATTAAGTGGTATTGGAATGCAAGCGATTTATGGGGTTTATCTGGTAATTGCAATTGGGGCATTTGCGGCGATCGGCTATCCGATGCTGAAGGGGAAACAGAACGTCGAGCAGGCTGTATCAGCGTGCGCGCGGATTTCCGATCTCGCTGAGCAGAATGCGTGCATGAAGAAGGCGGAGCTGGAAATGAAGGAGCTGAAAGCATTGACCAGCGTAGTGGTGCCGAAGGCATCACCGGCTCAGTCTGAGTGATGTAAGCCCCGCGGTGCGGGGCTTTTGGTTTCAAAGGGCGTCAGCCCAGTCGTCATCGTCTTCCCAGATGGTTTTCGCCAGGAATGCTCCGGAGATTCGGCTTTGAGCAAATGCCGCGTGACCACTGAGCATTTGTTGCGCAGCCTTATAGCTGGCCCCCAGTGTAATCACGTCATCTACAACGAACGTGTGACGCTTTATCGGCATGCGCTGGATCTCATCATCCGACAGGCTCATCGTTTCAGACAGTTGCCGTGGTGAGAGCCTAGGGCCCTCGTGCTGGCTGCTTCGAGCCGTGGTTTGTTGTATGACACAGCGGATGTCGAACCTAGGATCAATGGATCGCAGCACATCTACCATGCGCGCATCATAATCAGGATGGCCTAATGGCTTTGAGCATGGCATGGGGACGAAGGTAACGTGGTTTACGCAGACCTCAATGTTCAGCGCCACACGAAGCCGATTTGCCCAATATCTGATAGCCCTTCGCTTATAGTGCAGCTCTTGCTCACTCGACGAAGAAGGCTTCTTCTTCAGGTTCTGGATCTGCTGGTTTGTTTCTCCTGCACGCCAGGTGCCATGAGAAATGTATTCCCCGAGATATTTGCAATCGTCAGTGGCCTCAAGCCAGTGGCAATTGTCCGCATCAACATTTAGTAAGCGTGTCATCGAGCACTTCCATGATCTCAGTGACATTCTTCACCCGCACTGCACCCTGCTTTTCAAAGCGAGCAGGCCAGGTCAGTTCCTTGTTCCTGAAGCAGCTTTCTAGAATGAACAACTTTCGACCCTGAGCCAGCGCAGCGCGGGCCTGAACCAAGGTGCCCGATGTATTCCCTGCTTCGACAATGATCGTCGCCTTCGTGAGTGCCGACATGGTCACGTTGCGAGCAGGGAAAAACAGGCGGTTGGTACGGTAGTTCTGCGCCGCGTAGCGCAGGAACGGCACCTGGGAGATGACCAGATGCTTATCCGCGATCATCTCCTGCAGTGCCTGATTCTCTTTCGGGTAGTACTCGAAGAGCGGCGTGCCGATCACAGCGATAGTGGCGCCGCCGGCCTCAATTGCTGCAGTGTGCGCTGCGGTATCGATGCCCGTGGCGAGACCCGAGACGATGGTGTAGCCCGCTTTCGAAAGTGAGTTTGCGATTCGGCCGGCATTGAAGGCACCTTCTTCGCTCGGTTTTCGAGTGCCAACGATCGCAACGCTAGGCGTCTCTACCAGCTCCCAATTGCCGCGGTAATAAAGCAGCTCGACAGGGTGGTCTGCATCGCGAAGCTTCGACGGATACTCGCCAGCACCGTTGACGCGAATACCAATGCTCTTAATGCGCTCTTCGCCGAGCATGCGCTCAAGGGCGTCGCGCGCTTTGTCGATCTCTGGCGCGGGGACAAGCTCGGATGGCACCGCTCCAGGGTTCTGGCGAAACAGGTCTGCAAGGTTCGCAAACCATGCACCTTGAGCTGTCCACAGAGATTCGTAGGCGAACATCTCCTCCCGGGGAGAAATCGGCGGAGCTGTGAACAGACTGGAGAACTGAAAATTGGGCATTCTTGAGGTCGTAAACGATTCTAGGCGCATCCGTTGCTTCACCTTGTGAGTCCTATCTGGCGCTCCAAACCGAGTTGCGCTCGATTGACATTATAGCAATTTGGGAATTCAGGGAACTGAAGACGTTTTGCCGCTGCTCGCTTGCCACGACGGCTCTACGAATCGTTACAGTAGCGGATCGCGTATCTGCTCGATCAGGTATGGTCCTTGGTTCTTCACGTTACCCACCGCTTTATCGACCGGGTACCACTCAAAAGCCTCGACGGGGGTGTCGTGGTGCCTGGCCAGATCCGCGGCGCGCTCGGGTAGTAAGCCGGGCTCCAGCCACTCCCTCGCCACATCAGGCGGCAGCACGACCGGGCGGCGGTCGTGGATGTCGACCATGCCCTCATCGCTTGCGGCTGTGATAATCGCAAACCCGCCAGCGCGTTCCTCCCCGTCCTGCGGCACGTCGGCAATGCCGGCGAAGAATGCCGGGGCCCCGCCTTTCAGCCGGATGAAGTACGGCTGCTTGACCTTGGGATTGTCCGGGTCTTTCTTCCATTCGTACCAGCCATCCGCCGGAATGATCACGCGTCCCTTCTTCCAGATGGCGCCCCAGAACCGACTGGTGGCGGCCGTCTCGATCCGTGCATTGATCGCCGGTGGTCGCTTGCCGTCCGCCCAATGCGGCGCGTAGCCCCACCTGGTCAGCGTGGCTTGCGTACCCTGGTCGTCCTGATGCAATAGCAGCACCCGTGACTGGGGCGCGACGTTGTAGCGGGCCAGGGGCTCATTCGACCAGTCACCCTCGAGCAAGCCCAGCTGCAGAGCCTTCGAGTACTCGTCCACCGTTCGATACTGCGTGAATCGTCCGCACATAAAACTCTCCGGTCGTCAGATGGCCATCATGAGTCTTTGACCGCGCCTGAGCTGATTTGGTATCTGTATATGTATACAGTATTATTTCCAGGTCTCTCTCATGGGCAACGCAACCATCCTCGGCCCAGTGGGCAGCTCGTCTTCTGAGCTGCCTTTTTTTTCCTACCGGGTGCCGGCCGGCTTCCCCAGCCCGGCGCAGGATCACCTCGAGCAAAAAATTTCCCTCGATGAGCTTCTGGACATCCACGCGCCCCAGACCTACCTGGTGCGTGTGGACGGTGACAGCATGACCGGGGTGGGCATCTTCGACGGCGACGTGGTGGTGGTCGACAAGTCGCTGGACGCCGTGTCGGGTAACGTAGTGATTGGTGCGGTGAACGGTGAGCCGGTGCTGAAGACCTACATACGCCGTGGGCAGCAGGTGATCTTGCAGTCCGAAAACCCGAAGTACCCGCCGCGGTACATCCTTGAGGGCGACGAGTTCGAGGTGTGGGGCGTGGTCACTAGCGGCCTGCGGCGGTTTCGTTGCCATGGCTGAGCATGTGGTAGCGCTGATCGACTGCAACTCCTTCTACTGCAGCTGTGAACGAGTGTTTCGGCCCGACCTGCGCCGTGTGCCGCTGGTCGTGCTCAGCAACAACGACGGCTGTGTGATCGCTAGGTCGGCCGATGCCAAGCCGTTCGTGAAGATGGGCGCGCCGTATTTCCAGATCAAGAATGAACTTCGCCGGCATGGAATCCTGCCGTTCAGCAGCAACTACGCGCTGTACGGCGATATGAGCGAACGCGTGATGACGGTGATTGAGGGCATGGTGCCAGCGGTCGAGGTGTACAGCATCGATGAAGCCTTTGCCGATCTGACCGGCATGCCGGGTGACCTGGAGCAGCTCGGCAGGCAGATCCGTGCGCGGGTGCTCAAGTGGACGGGTATCCCCACTGGCGTAGGGATCGCCGGCACCAAGACCTTGGCCAAGCTGGCCAACCACGCCGCGAAGAAGTGGCAGACGCGGACGGGCGGTGTGGTCGACCTGCGCGACCCCGATCGGCGCGACAAGGTGTTGAAGGTGCTGCCGGTGAGTGACGTGTGGGGAGTTGGCCGGCGGATGACGGAGCACCTGAACGCCCAAGGTATCAAGACCGCCTGGGATCTGGCGCAGGCCGACGCCTGGACGTTGCGCAAGCAGTTCAGTGTAGTGATCGAGAAGACCGCCCGCGAACTGCGCGGCACGCCATGCCTGACGCTGGAGGAGGCAGCGCCACCGAAAAAGGAGATCTGCTCCAGTCGGATGTTCGGCAAACGGCTGCAGGATATCGAGTCGATCCGCCAGGCGGTGGCCACCTACGCGGCGACCGCATGCGAAAAGCTGCGCGCGCAGCAGTCGGTGTGCCGGCAGATCCGCGTAGGCGTGCGCACGGGCATGCACAACCCCGACGAGGCGAAATACGCGAAGGGCGTGACGCTGCAGCTGCCCTGGGGGACTGACGACACCCGCATGATCACCCACTACGCCATGCATGCGCTGGAGCAGGCCTATCGGGCCGGCTACTCGTACAGCAAGGCCGAGGTCATGCTGCTCGACCTCTGCCAGCGAACCGAGATCACCGGTGATCTATTTGCGCCCCAGCAGTCAGCCGAGTCGACCCGCGTGATGGCAGTGCTGGACGAGATCAATGCAAGGTGGGGAAGGGGAACACTCCGGCCAGGCCGAGTGGAACTGCAGCCGGAGTGGGGAATGCAGCGAGAGATGCTCAGCCAGAGCTACACGACTCGGCTGGATGAGTTATGGCAGGTAGGGAGCCGCTGACGCAGAACGCGCTGCGGAGGTGCCCAGGGACGGGCGAGAAGGGTGCCTATTTCGGAAAAAATGCGTTCCAAAACTCAGAGTAGGCCCCGCATGGCTCTAAGGCTGTAGAGGTGCAAATTCGGTTCAGTTTTGGAACGCGAACGACCCTCTAAGCCGCGTAGCGCCTGAACTTGCTTATCGGATTGCAAATCCGTGAACGCCGGTTCGATTCCGACCTCAGCCTCCAAACGCAAAGCCCCGTAGCCATTGGCTACGGGGCTTTTTGTGCTGGCAAGAAAGCGCGTCGCTGCGCTCTTTCGGAGTTGCGTTTCGATACTCGGTGATTTTAGAGGCCGCTTTCGGACGGTCGCCCTGGCGGCGCTGGCCGGCTGTGCTGCGAAGCCGTCTACTGAGCCAGTGTTTCGTGTCGCGTGGGTCGACGTTCCGATCACAGTGCCGCTAGGCATCTGCGTTTCAAGCACTGTAGCGAACTCGGTGAGCGAGTTGATGGCGGGCTCACACTTTGACATTACATCGAGCGCGCGATCCCGAATGGCGTCGAGGCAGGTCGCCATAGAAAATCACCAGTGGTTACCGAATACAGGATGTCATCGGTTGATTCAGCTGACTGCTGGATCCAGGCTATCAATCCGAGGTGCCGGCGCGCGGCCTGACACCGACGAGCTTTCTGTCTTGAGCCCGTCAGCGCCAATGCGGCTTTGTCTGAGGCTTGCTGGGTGCCCCGTCGGGCGCGAGCAGCGTGCTAAGGCTGGCAACGATGTACGCGCTGACGTTCAATTCACGAGCCTTCTGCTGGGCCATTGGATCTCGCGAGTTGTCATTACTACCACCGGTATATCGCGCAAATTCACGCAGCCGCGCATGGCCTCCAGTACCTGGAGTCCGGTGAGGTTGGGGGGCAAGTCGAGGATGACGAGGGCGGGGGTTGTCAGGTTCTCGGTTGGCGTAACTATTTTGGCAAAAGAGGTTGTCCATTGCCTGTTGCCCATCACGCACTACGGTGAGTTCGCTATCCATCCTGGCGCGCTTGAGCGCGATGAGGGCGAGTTCCAGATCAAGCGACTCGTCCTTCACCAGCAAAATCGAACTACTCACAGAGTTGACACCAATTTTCAGTAGGCATGTCAGTGGCACATGCGGGAAAAAGGGTGTGTAACGCTCACTCTGCGTGCGTCAACCTACCACTGAACGTCAGTGGCAACCCAGCTTTTCTCTGAGGTCGCCGTAAACAGCTGTCATCAGAGCACTGTTCTTCATTTGTGCGCGGGACAAACGGCGGTTGGTGACCAGATTGTATTTCTGATCCAGACAGATGATCTCGAAGCAGTCGTCAGTTTCTTCAGTGAGGATTCTGTAGCGGCCAGCCGTGGCTGCCTTGAGTTGCTCAATGCGGTTTTCCATAACGCCCTCCATCTATTCGTAAGATTGTGAGCAGGGCGAAACTACGGGCGTTCCCGCTATAAAGCAGCCATTCGTCGCCAGGGGAATATGAAGTGAGGGACGACAAGTCGGTGTGCACGGCCGATAGGCTGTGTCGGCGCCGATTTTCTTGTGCCTATCCATGCGAGAGGCGGCTGCCGATAAGTTTTCTGCTGTGAGGTATTGAGGAGTTCAGCTGCCCAGAGCGGCTGAGAAGACAAGGTCAGCGGTTCAAAAGCTGCCTGAAATTCATTGCAAACTGGAGAGGTCTGCCGCGTGGGAGTAGGGCTGTAGCCCGTCGAGGTGGTCAACGTTTTAGCAGGATAGTTACCTTGAAAATCCTAATTCCTCATGAACGTTAAAAACTTGCCTCAAACCGCTTTCGATCTAGGGTAGCTGGTGAGGTAGCGAGAGAGCTCATCTCTACCTGGAGCGCGGTGCGGCGCGCCAGGGCCGTCATTGGGAATGTAGAACTTATCGGAGCGAGGGTGCTTTTCCTGGGCCAGGGAAACGGTTTGCAGTGATACCCAGGGCAGCACGATTGCACCATCCTCGAAGCCGTAGCAGCCGGAAAGCGATGCAAGGTGGATGGTTTTCTGCTTGCCGCCTGGCAGGGTAAGGGTCGCCTGGCGCTCATTGAATAGACGGCGGGCGAATACTGGGCCGAGGAGCTTCTCGATATACTCGTTCAGGCTGCTGATAATCCCGGGCACCAGCATGATCTCGTCATGTTTTTTCATGGCCAGATCGAGAACGCGGGAAAACTCTTGCAGGCCAGCGCCGTATTTCAGGGTGTGGTGCATCATTGTGGTGTGTCCTTACAGTGTGTGGCTCCTGGGTGCTAGGGTAATCCTCCTTAAACCATCTTGGAAGCCGCGACCTATTTGGCTGTGTGGCAATCCGACGATCAGGCTCCGATGCCTGGGTCCGGGAATTCGCTCTACCGCATGCCAGCGTGGCGCTAGGCCGAACTCAATAGCCAGAAATAAAAAGCCCCGAGCGTTCGGGGCTTTGGTTTGGCCTGCTGTGCACGATATGCAGCTAGCGTGTGCCGGTCTTGAGGCCATCCAGGTAGTCGATATTGGCTTCCTGAGCTTTCTTGCCCGGCTTGGCTGCAGTCTGCAGTTCACTTTTCAACTTCGCTTCCAATGCATCGATCAGCAGCGTCTGCCTGGCCTGGCCTTCCAGGTGGGCTTCAATGGCACGGATGATCTCGGTGTTCATGCTCGTGTAGTTGTCATTGGCCAGATCTTCGATGCGCTTGCGCATTCCGTCAGGCAGACGGACGACGAACTTGTCCGCGGTGCGGGCGTTGAAAATGGGTTTGCTCACGATTGGTTCCTCCATATCGAGTAATACTAGCTATTTGATAGTGCCTAGGGCGATAGTTCAGTCGACCGGACGATTGGTATCCGAAACAGGGGCGTCAAGCGCATTACCTGTCTCGGCGTAAAATCGACTTCTTTAAGCCCACGCAATTGGGTGATTATACGCGTTGTAATGTGGCATAGTGATATTGCCTGTCAACTCAGGTTCCGCCATGGAAGGCCGGTAGCGTGATGTATGCATCACTATCTGCACAAAGGAGAAGGAACTCGCATGATTGCTCATTTGCCATTGCTGAAAATCGCCACGGATCTCGGCCTCGGCGAGAGCCTGCTTTCGAACTGGATCACCCACTGGCGACCTTATCCGGACGGCAGCGGTTACCGGGTGTTCTTCAAAGTCGAAACGCCGCCTCACATCCGGCAACTGCTGCCGCGCATCACGCCGACCAATATGCTGATCGTCCTTGCCCACTGA